TTATCCGGATGCCGTGTTTAGGGCGTCGACGATCTCCGAAGTGGGGAGGTCGTCCATATGTGCTTTGGCGAAACCGGGTTGGAATTTTGCGTAGGTCTTTTCAACTTCGCTGATCGTGTTCCCGAGCACGTTTGCGATGATCCAAAGAGGGACGCCGTTTCGAGCCATACGCGTTGCCGCAGTGTGCCGCAGAGTGTGTGCCGATGCGTGCGCTATTCCGGCGCGCTGGGCGAGCGTGGGTACTAGGTGCACGTTTCGGCTTGGCTTATCCAGCACCCAAGGCGAGATCCGCTCTCTATAGGCCTGCAGGAGGATCGGCCGGAAAGTGTCGGTGATCGGCACGGAGGCACGCTTCTTGCGGGTCTGCTCTCGGCCTTCGGGGTTCAGGTGGATTACGCCGGCTTCGAAGTCGACCTGCGCCCAGGTGAGCTCCTCAACGGCGACACGGCGACCCGCTGTTTCGAGCAGCAGCCATACGAAGCGGTACGCCCGGGTGAGGCGACGGCCCTGGCCCTTCTTCTGCTGTCCGTACCCCCGAGCCGCTTTGAGGAGTTTCACGATTTCATCCTCGGTCAACCAGCGCTCACGCGGATTGGACGGCTGTGGGAGGGGCTGCAGCCGCGGAATATCTGTTGGAGCGATGACTCTGAAGGGGCGCTGAGAGGCGCGTGTGAAGGTCCCGCGCAACAACGCCAACTCCATAGCGATGGAACTGGCGGCAGCGGGTTTCGTGCCTATGCGACCCGTTGAACGAAGCTTGACGTATTCGTCTTCGAGGTCGTCAGTCACTTCGGCGAGCTTCTTGTCGCCGAAATGAGCCATGATGTTGTTCTTGTGAAAGGGGTATGCGTCGCCGCGGGTGATGGTCCATAGCTCAGCGCATGTGAGAGGGCACTCGCCCTCTAGCGCTTGGCCTTGGAGCTTGAGCCACTCGTCGAACGCTGCATCTGCAAGACCCACTTCTCTCTGACCTGTTGACGTACGCTTTGAGCGTCGTTTTTCGGTCCAGTGGATGTAGTAGACACCTTTGTCGTTTGGCTTGCAGGTATAGGTGATGCCGTTTTTAACTCGGACGAGCTCTTGCATTTTTGAGCCTCTATAAATTTCTCCAAATCGTCTTGATCAATAGTCACTGGCCGCCCCGGAACGAAGGGCAGCTCCCCGGACAGCCGATAACGTTTGACCGTCGACGGGCTTTTCCGCAGTATCGCTGCGGCCTCAGTTTGCGTCAGATACTTCATCAGGCAGCACATCGTTGTTGACCAGCTCAAGGACTTTAAGCGCTGTGGCAACTGTCACTCGTCGACTGATCCGCAGATACGCGGTTGACGGATCTGCCGGAGAAACTTTCATTTCCAGCTCTGGCTGGTCTTTCTCCATAGCAGACAGGCCATAGTTTGGGACGAGATTGTCTGGCTCAATGTCTAGCGCTTTAGACAGTTTCGACAGATTGTCCGGGGACGGAAAATTTCGAGCCGTCATATATGTGGAGATCGCGTCGCGCGAGATATTGGCTTGACGGCCAAGCTCCGACTGGTTCCATCCCTTGGATACCATAGCTTTATATAGTCGACGGGCGAATTCGTCCTTAGTGATATTCTTAGGTGCACCCTTCACCTTTTCATCGCCGGCTGGGTCTGCATGGGTGCGGTAATTTCTTGCCATTTATCCCTCCTGGTCGCGGTGGCTGTATCCCGAGTGTAGTGCAGCACCCTACAAATTTCAAGTTATTTGGTTGACAGATTGTCCTTGGTCCTACATACAGTCGACATACAAAATCGTAAAACGGTAACCAGACAATGCACATCGACGCTAAAAAGTTGGTTTACCAAGTAGGGAACAATGTGGAGGAAGTGAGGGGGGTACTGCTTGAAAAATATGGAGAAGCACCGACCTCCGGTGGTATCCAGAAATGGATAACCCGACGCAGTATGCCCGGTATTTGGGCATTTGCACTTCTACAACTCGCTCGGGATAAAGACCCCAGCGCCTACTTGGTGGACAGGACGAAACGGATTTCAGCATGCGAAGAGCTCAGCTTGGCGGAGTTGGTAGGGGAAGAGACCTCGAAGCCGAATACAGCATCTTCTGGAAGTGGGCTCGCGCTTTTCGAATAAATGCTCGTAACCCTGAAGCACAGGCCGAGATCGCTGACGATCTTCGGGTCATGCGGAGGAATACACGCTCTGAAGAGCTGCAGGCACGCATTGACGAAGTGCTCGGTGAGCAGGAGACAATGATTGCGTATTCTAGGTGTTGATCCCGGAGGAGGCGGCGCTCTTGCCCTACTCGATATTTCCGGTGAGTTACTAGCCGTCGAAGATATGCCAGTGTTCTGGATCCAGAGAGGCAAACGGGACAAGCCGGTTGTTAACGCGTTTGGCGTCATCGCTCTCATGGAAGAGTGGAACCCCGATATCTGTTGGTTTGAAAAGGTCGGCGGGATGACCGGAGAAAGCGCCAGTGCGGCCTTTAACTTTGGCCGGGCGGTTGGCATCGTCGAAGGCGTTTTAAAGAGCAAAGGCAAGAGGTTCGAGGAGATCGAGCCCCATGTTTGGAAAGTTAAAATGAAGATCCGCGGGAAGGATGCCGCTCGGCATAGAGCTTCAAACCGCTGGATACCCTGGGCGAAGAGCTTCGCCCGGAAGAAAGACGACGGCCGAGCCGAGGCTGCGCTCATCGCGGAGTACGGCCGTCTGCAGCTACCAGAAGTCTTATTCTAAGGAGAAAGCGAATGGGAGACGAGGGTCTCAAGGGCCTTGCGTGTCGTGAAGGCGACGGCGAGGCAGGGGGCGAGGTGCGTGACACGCATGCTGCGCTGCAGGCGGTTATCGATGACGCGATGGCTCAAACTCGCTCAGGGAAAGGGGATGAGCGGCACGGCAACGGTCTCGACTTCACAGACCAGCCCATAATGTCAATCTCTCGGATGGTCGGCGCTGGTTTTCTCACAGGCCAGGCAATGAAGAAACTGCAGGAGGCTATGGGCATGCATTTGAAGGGCGATCACATGGCCGCCTACCGCGAAATTTTAGGTGTTGTTGTTTACGCAGGAGCATTCGGTGTCTTGCTAAACGACAAGTTGTCCGACAGTGAATAAGTTTTTACCTGTCATATATACGTAGGTGAAGATTTACAATTTTGTCGATTATTTTTCTACCATACCCTCAACCACGGGTATTTTAAGGCTCCTAGGGAAATCTGCTAGGGCCTCTTTTTAAACTTGACATGTATGATTTGTAGTCATACAACAAACATACAACAGGCGACAAACAGGTATTTTAAGGCCGAAAATGTTGTTGAAACCTTTTCCTACGCAAGACAGCGGGGCGCTCTTTCTTTCTGAGAGGCCAAGAGCGCTCCTCGCGGATGAGCCCCGAGTCGGGAAAACCGGAGCAGCCATCATGGCGGCGGACCTTGTTCTGGCTACTCGCGTTCTTGTCGTAACGACCAAGCGGGGGCTCAAGGTCTGGGAGCGGGGTTTCAAGGATTGGTCTTACTTCGACCGACGTTCGCTTGTTGTCCGCGAGGGGAAGCTGCCAAAGTATTGGCACTTCTACCCGCGCGTGATTGTCGGTTGGGGCTCTATCGCGAAACTCGCGGCGACACTGTGCACGATGCCCTGGGATCTCGTCATTCTGGACGAGAGCCACTACGCGAAGAGCCCAGACACGGCACGGACGAAGGGGGCTTATGGCGATGTAGGGTCGGACAACTTCGACCACGCCAAAGCCCCCTTTGCGCATGCTAAGTATTTTTGGGATCTGACCGGCACCCCGTTCCCTAACACCGAAGTCGACACGTACCCCATGCTCCGCGCTCTGGCGCCCGAACGACTGAAGGCAGGGCAGGGCGGCGCCGGCTCTCCGGACGTGAGCAACTACGACGACTTTTTCAACAGATATTGCCAGTGGCGCCCGAAACAGATTGGCCGCGGGAGTTGGGCGAAGACACTCCGTGTTCCTGTTCAAGGCAAAAACACCGAGGAGCTGACAGCCCGCATGAAAGGGTTCTGGCTTCGCCGAACACAAAAGGATGTGGGTATCCGCGCTCCGCTGCATGAGCTCCTGTATCTGGAGCCGGAGCGGTCGGATCTCCGCGACCTTGGGGCCAGCCTCGATGATATCGGTCTCACCCTCGATGACTTCCTCGACGCGGCAGCGACCGACGAGTTCGGATCGCTTGAAGCCTCCATGGCCGAGCTCCGCCGGCTGACGGGGGAAATCAAGGCCAGGCTCTTGGTCCCGCTTCTGTCGGAGGAGTTGGACGACACTGGATCCAAGGTGGTCCTCATGTGCTGGCACCACGGCGTGATGGATTTTCTTACCGACAAGCTCGCTAGGTTCAATCCGGTAGTGGTCAACGGCCGCACGACACACACCGCCGCTGACCGGGCGCAGGAGCGGTTCGCGGAAGATGACGAATGCCGGGTTTTCATAGGGCAAATCGTTGCATGCGGCGAGGCGATCGATCTGTCCTGTTCGTCCGAACTGATTTTCGTTGAGAGCTCATTTGTCCCCAAGGACATGAAACAGGCGGCGCTCCGGATCACCAATCACAACCAGACGAAATGGCCACGCGTCCGGGTTGCGACCTTAGAGGGGACTATCGACGAACCCCTCCAAGGCTCTGTCATAAGAAAAGTGGCCTCGATCCGAAAGGTAGAGACATGATCCGAATTGAGATCTCCGGGGACAAGCCCGAAGAGGTATTTACAAACTTGATGAGCACCGCGGCCGTTGTTGGTCGGGGTATGCAGGGTATGACCACCCAAAGCGGAGGCCCAAACCGTGCGGCAGCGGAAACACAGCCGGAGACGGAGGAGCCTGAAGCAGCGGAAATGGAGCAGGAAGCCGCGGAGCCGGTCGCTGTTCGCCATATCGGCAAGCCCTCTGAGGGCAGCAAGCGCCGGACCAAGGCTGAGATCTCCGACGACGAGGCCATCATGGCCGCAGCCGGGCAACTCGGCATCACCGAAGCTCAGGTCAATGGTGCCATTGAGAAAGCCGGAGCGAATGGCATGGGCCGGGAGGTTGTTCTTGCTCAGCTCGAAGAAAAACTCGGTGGTGGTACGAAACAGAACATTTCCGAGACCCCCGAAGACCGAAAGGACCCGGAACAGGAAGACGGTGCAAAGCCGGAAAAGAGTGACTTCCTGACTCGTGGTTCAGAGCTTCAGGGTCTCCTCGGCGACGAGAAGTTTAAGGCTGCGTTTCCCGAGCTTCTGGGCGCTTCGAACATCACCGGTGTTTTGGGTAAGCCTGTTGCCGACCAGTTGGCGGCCCTGGCCCGTATTGACACGGCCATCGCTGAAGCCAAGGCCGGCAACGACGAAGACGACCCGTTCGCCTAAGTCATGGTTCAACGCCACCAAGAGAGGGGCCACGCTGTGTGGTCCCCCTCCGCCTCCGAAGCGAACTTTAATTGCGCGGGGCGGATCGCCTTAATCGATCTCGTGAAGCCCGAAGACAGCTCCTCGGAGGCTGCGGATTGGGGCACGGCTGCTCACGAGATTGCGGAATGGTCACTGAGGACAGGTAACGATGCCATCGATTTCGCCGAACCCACTCTCAACGTCAACGGCCGATCTATTGTCGTTGACGAAGAGCTTCGAGACACTGCCCAATCCTTCGTCGACTATGTTCGAGAACGTATCGCGGAGTATCGGCTCCTTGCCGGAGAGCCTGTCGTCCTTATCGAGCGACGAGTGGCTTTCGAGCCTGGAAAGCTCCCGCTCGCCTGTAACGGATTGGGCGATTGCATTCTCATATTCCCTGCTTGGGACGAGATCGAGGTTGTCGACCTCAAAGGGGGTTACTGGTACGTCGACCATGTCCGCAACAAACAGCTCGGAACTTACGGCATCGCCGCAATCGATGAGGGATTGGCTGAGGAAGTTTCCACGCTACGAACGACCATTGTGCAGCCTCGGGCTATCGGACATGCGCCCGTTCGAAGCTTTGCGTGGGGCGCGGGCGAACTTGATGATCATAGACGATCTTTGCGAGCCGCCAACCGGAGATCGTTTGATGTCCGCCGGGCGGTTCGGGAAGCAGGAAGCGATACGGAACGCAGCCGAATATTGGGCGCGGAGCTCACGGCCGGCGACCACTGCAAATTCTGCCCCGTTGCCGGACGATGCCAGGCAAGAGCCGAAAAAGAGCTCGCAAGAGCCCGAACCTTCTTCAAACCTGTAGGCATTCCGGCACCACCAGCCCCCGCCACCTTGTCGAACGATCAACTCGCCGACGTGCTCGACGCTGCGCCTATGATCAAAGATTGGCTCGACACGGTCGAGACCTATGCGAAGCACCTTGTGCAGGGCGGGCACCAGCTCGTCAGCAAAAGGGGGAGGTACGGGCTACAGGACGCCTACGGCAATCGGGCGTTCACAGAGAATAACGCCCATGAAGAGCTCATGCTTTGCTACGGCATCCCCGAAAAAGAGCTTTATGTGACGAAGCCGAAAACCCCGGCGCAGGTCGAAACCGTGCTGAAGAAGCACAAAGTCAAGAATTGGCAGCAGCTCATGAAACAGCTCGCCGATAAGCCCAAGAAGGGCGTTTCCCTTGTCCGCGAGGATCTGCGGACGAAACCCGAGAGCGCACCGAAGGTGCATCAACACTTCAAGCCAATCGAGGACCAAAATGGCTAAATCGGACAATTTCAGGACAGAGGCAGAGCAAGTCGGGGAGGCGCGGCTCTCCTACGGACAAGGGCTGTACGAGGCGCGGAAGGACGACAAGGGCAGCGAGAAGTACAGTATTACACTGATCTTTGACCAAGGTTCTGAAGGTGAGAAAATCCTGAAGAAACTCGTCAAGGAGGCCGTGATCGGCAAGTGGGGCGATAACGGTGTTGAGTTGTTCAAAGCGGACATGATCAAGTACCCGATCCTCTCCGGAACCGGCAAATCTGCCCGGAACAAGGAAACGGGCGAAATCAAGGAAGGGCTGGGCGAAGGCAAGGTCTTTATCCGACCGTCCCGTAACTCGCAGGTAGGTCCTCCCCAGGTCGTCGACCAGCGTGTTCTGCCGATCACGTTCGAGGACTACAAGAAAGGCAAAATCAAATCTGGCGACTATGTCTACCCGGTGCTCAACGCCTATACCTGGGAGAACGAGGAGCAGGGTAAGGGCGTCAGCTTCGGCCTTGAAATGGTCCAGCTGGTTAAAAAGGGCGATGCGCTTGGCGGGGACGGTGCGGGCCGTGATCCGAAGGAATTTTACAAGAAGATCGACACCTCTGGTGGAGCCGGTGACAAGCCCGCATCTGAGACGTCTGCGGACAATCTCTTCGACTAAACACGCCTCGTTTGTATGATTTGTCGGTCGTCGAAATACATTGACGGCCGGCAGGACTTAGCAGGAGAAAATCATGGAAAATCAGCACAGAAAGATCCGCGGTTACCGGGAGCTCACTAAGGCAGAAATCGATCTGATGAACGAGATCAAGGACGTCGAGGCCCGCACTGCGGCAGTGATCCACAAGATGGGTGAGCGTAACGCCGACCCCGTGGTCCGAGCCCTCGACATGCGCTCCCTGGCTGTCGCACGGACGCATCTGCAAACCGGCTTCATGTGGGCCGTGCGAGCAGTTGCCAAGCCCGAGAGCGGCTGGGACGGCCCGGAAAATGGCTGAGGATCTGATCGAGAATATCGGCCACAACAGCGCTGCGGGAAATCAACTCAAAGCCTTCATCGAGCGCGTGGAGCGCTTGGAGGAAGAAAAGAAAGTCCTGCAAGCTGACATCACGGATGTCTATGCCGAGGCCAAAGGCAACGGATACGACGTGAAGATCATGCGAAGGGTCATACAGGAGCGGAAAAAAGACCCGCACGTTCGCTCCGAGGAACTTGCCGTCTTCGAAATGTACCTCCACGCGTTGGGCATGGCATGACGGCCCCGTCCTTCAAAGAGGCTCACGTCTTTCCAGCAGACGGGCGCTACCAAGCGTCCGTCTCCAAAGACGGCAAGTCTTATTCGATTGGGATCGACGCCGACCCGGTCGTCGCGCTGCAGAAAGCCTTGCGGGCGCCCGAGTTCACTGCCTCCGAACCCCCCGTCTATGTCGGAACGGATCTCTTCGCGTGACAAACTTTGTCGAAATCGACTTTGAAACCCGGGGCGTCCTAGACATTAAGAAAGTCGGGGCGTACCGGTATCTGTGGGACCGCTACACGCAGGTCATGATGGCGTCCTACAAGATCAACAATGGCCTGATGAAACGGTGGTTTCGAGGCCAGCCGTGCCCCCAAGATCTGGTTGAGGCGATTGAGGCCGGATACATCATATTCGCCCACAACGCGACGTTCGAGCGGCTTGTGTTTTGGCTGAAGCTGCACAAGCTCCCTGAGCGCCTCAAGTGGCCAAAACCGAAACTGGAACAATTTCGTTGCACGGCCAGGATTGCAGCCGCGCTGTCGCTACCTCGCTCGCTTGAAAAACTCTGCAACGCGCTCGACCTCGAAGTCCAGAAGGACATGGACGGATCGCGGCTCATGCTAAAGCTCGCGAAGCCCCGCAAAATCTGGTCGCCAGAAGAGCACGGCCACAAGCGCTACCCTGACATCGTTCAACTTTTCGACGACCTCACATACACCGAAATGGAAGACGGCAGGGTCATCGAGTGGTGGTCCGACGACGCAGACCTCTCCCGGGAACACGACTACTGCGACACGGATGTCGACGCCCAGCAGCAAGCACGTCTGACAATGCTCACATTGCAGGCTACGGAGTGGGAGACCTATTGGCTCACCGAGCGCATGAACGACCGCGGCGTGCCGCTCGACATGAACTTTGTCCGTTCGCTAAAAAAGATCGCGGACTCCGCGCTTGAAGATCTCGACGCAGAAATGAATGAGGTTACGGGCGAGGTAGTCACAAAATGCTCTCAGGTCGCGAAGATCCGAGAATACCTTTACGACACCCATGGCTTCAAGCTTCCCGATCTGGCCAAGGACACGCTTACCAAGCAACTTGAGCGCCACGATCTTCCAAACTCTGTACGTGTGATCCTTGAGCTCCGGCAGCAGGCCGCGAAGGCATCAACAGCCAAGCTTGATGCGATGGAACGGTGCCAGATCAATGGCCGGGTCTATGGTGTGCATCTTTGCCATGGTGCTGGAACCGGACGTTGGTCCGGTCGTCTCGTCCAGACGCAGAACATGCCACGCGGCACCGGTGTTATCGAAAATCCGGAAGACGCCGAAGAGGACATTTTAGAAGGCAACGCCGAGCGCATCAGGACGAAGTACGGGAACCCCCTTTTCGCCGTTTCGGATTGCCTCCGGGCGTGCATCACGGCACCGACCGGCCACGAGCTGTACGTCGCCGACTTCGCCTCGATTGAGGGACGCGTTACGGCCTGGCTCGCCGGGGAGGAGTGGAAGCTCGAAGCGTTTCGGAAGGCAGATCGAGGCGAGGGGCCGGGGATGTACGAAGTCGCGGCGGCCGGCATCTACGCCTGCAGGCCCGAAGACATTGGCAAGAAGAGCCCCGAGCGGCAAACGGGCAAGGTCGCTGAGTTGGCTTTGGGCTTCCAAGGCGGCGTTCGAGCTTTCCATTCCATGGCGAAGGTCTACAACGTCGACATGTCCGTCGCGTTCGAGCCCCTAATTGAGAGCTCTCCGGCCGGTATGGTCGACAAAGCCCAGAAGCTCTATACGGAGCTCCACGGCCAATTCAGAGAACGGCTCCAAAAGGCTCTCCTGCGCGGTCTCGACCAGAACGAAGCGCTCGACGAAGCCCTTAACAGCGTAGATATCGACGACGTCGACGAGAAAGAAGCCGATAAACTCGCGGGTGGCCAGGCACGGGGCGTCAACCTTATGTCGCGGGAGGCGTGGATCGCCTCCGAGCTCACGAAGGTGAAATGGCGCGAGCAGCATACGGCGACAAAAGAGCTTTGGTACGGATTGGAAAACGCAGCGATTGACGCGGTGCGGAACCCGGGGACGGTCTTCTCCTACGGGTTCATTTCCTACGTTTTCAAGCGAGGTTTCCTATGGGCTCGGCTCCCAAGTGGTCGCGCCCTGGCCTATGGGGCACCTCGCCTGCGAAAGAACCCCAAGCCCTGGAACCCAGAAGAGTATTCGTGGGGCCTTACGGCGATGACGCTCGACAGCACGACGGGTCGTTGGGTTCGCAGGTCTCTGTACGGCGGTTTGTTGACTGAAAACGTCGTGCAAGCTGTCGCGCGCGACCTAATGCGCTATGGCCTCATCCAGACCGAGAAAGCCGGGTTTGAGAACGTCATGACCGTGCACGATGAGGGCGTGGCTGTGGTGCCCGTAGGGCGCAACGAAATCGACCGATACTGCGAGCTTCTGGCTAAGTTGCCGGAGTGGGCGCGGGACCTTCCAGTGGTGGCTGCAGGTTTCATTGCAAAACGTTATAAGAAGGATTGATTTGTATGATTAAACGACATACAAAACAATACATTATGCACACAGGAGGCCTGCATGGCTGATGAGAAAAGAGAGCCGCCGGCAGGAACGGCGCGGCATATCCGGATACCAACACCTCTGTGGGACGATCTGAAACTTCTCGCGCGAACGCGAGGGCATGACGACGCCTCTCGGTTGATCCGGTTCGAAATGAAGAAGGTCCGCGACGGTGCCAAAAAAGCCCGAGAGATTTGACCAAATCAGAGCCGTGCTCCCCGACGTTGGCCTGGCTGTTTATGCGTACGACCCAGAGGGGCCGGTGAGGGTCGAGTTAATCGGCCCGAATGGTCGAAGAACCGTGGAAGGTGCAACGCTCGCCGACGCCCTCGACCAGATCGCAAAACCCCGGTCTCGCGACACTGAGATCGACCACCTTTTCAGCTAGGAGGCGCCGATGCCCGGATTACTAGAACTTGGATGGTTCGCAGGAGGCTTCGCCACGTGTGCGTTTCTCTGTTTGATCTGTTTCATCGTTGTTGTCAGCAAAAGCACATAAAGGAGCCGACCTATGACCAGATCCGTCCAAGGGCGCTGCCTCGTAAAGTGCCAGTCGGGGGACAGCGCGCAGATCGAATTTCGAGCGCTCGGAGGGGGTGACGAGAACGAAGACGATGTCATGGTGATAACCGCACGACCAGGCTCCGCAGGGCAGATGATACATGTCGAGTTATCGCCAGAAGCAGCACAAACCTTGCATCGCGCACTCGGTGATATCTTGTCAGAAATTGTATGACTTGACGGCCTACATCTATCGGCAGACGATACGCAACTCACAAAATGAAAAGGGCTCCGTGGCAGAACGGAGCCCCAAACCCGGAGAACCGGGTGCCGACCTAAAAGGCGCGTGAATGGTAGACCGTGCAATGACGAAAGACAATCCATTTCAACGGTTCTGGGATCTCGGGTACAAGCGTTTGTGCCCGATCATCCCGCCAGACGCCGAGCTCGACCCGAAGTCGAAAGTTGCGGAGCGTATGGCGAAGGACCCGGAGAAGGACGCCCGCGGGAAAGCGCCCGGCGTACCGGGGCCACACGGATGGATCGGTTACGATTTTGTCCGTAACGAAAGTACCGAATTTTCTGTTGAAAAGTGGTTCAATGACGGCGCGAACGTAGGCATCAAGACCGGCGACGGCATCATCGCTGTCGACATCGATGTTACCAACGAAAAGGTTGCGAGTGCGACCGTCGCCCTGGCCGAGAAGATGCTCGGCCGAGCTCTCGTTCGCTATGGCCGATATCCGAAGGCGTTGCTTGTCTATCGGACGACCGACGATGTCCCCTACGACAAGGTGACGTTTTCCACAGAAACCGAAGATCATGCCCTCGTCGAGGTGCTGTCCGAAGGCCGTCAATTCGTGGCTCATGGCAAGCATCCTAAGACCGGCAAGGCTTATTCGTGGCCGGACGGCGTCCCCTCGGTCGAGAGCCTTACGACGGTGAGCCCGGAGCAGCTGTCGTCGTTTCTGACGCGGATCGAAGACCGCATGCCGGCATCGAAACGGTTCACCGGCAGCGTCGTCGACCGGAGCGAGGTGAGCCAGTCGGGCCTACGGGGCAGCGATGAGGTCATTCTCGACGCGCTCAACCACCTCCCAAACACTGACGGCCTTTTCCCGACGCGCGATGACTACCTGAAGGTTGGGTACGCCATCAAAGCAGCGCTCGGACCGGAAAACGACGCAAGAGCTTTCGAGGCCTTCTACCAGTGGTGCGGCCGTTGGGATGGCGGGGCAAACGATTTCGCAGAGGTAGAGAGCGATTGGGCTCGGATGAAGCCCCCGTTTTCAGTCGGTGCGCCCTACATATACCAGTTGGCTGAGCTTCACGGAGGGTGGAAAGGCCGTGTCCGGGAGTTCTTCGAGCCGCTAGATGTGTTCGAACCGGACGAAGACGACCCCTTTATGGCACGCCCCGCGGAGGGTGAGGACGATTTCAAGGTGGAGCCTATAACGGCTCAACAGCTCAACTTCGACGATCTGGAAGACATCCCGCCTCGTGAATGGCTTTACGGCACGAAGATATCGAGGGGCTACGCTACGCTTCTGTCCAGTCCGGGCGGGGTTGGGAAAAGCTCGCTCGCGAACACCATAGCTGTTGCTTGTGCTGCAGGGGAGGAGCTCCTCTCCGATAAGCCGATCCATCAGCTGCGGGTGATGATCTACAATCTCGAAGACGACCTCTTGGAAATGAAGCGCCGGGTCAAGGCTGTGTTCATGCATTTCGGTCTCGGCCCCGAGGTAGCGGCGAACATCTTCATGCTCTCCGGCCGTGACCGTCGTTTCAACATGCTCACCATGAGCTCGAACGGCGACATGCTCGTTACGCCGGACTACACCGCAATCAAAGAAGAAATGAGCCACAAGGGAGTCGATCTTCTCGTGTGCGACCCTCTCGCGCGCGCCCATACGGTTCCTGAGAACGACACCAGCGCCCAGGACGAGGTCATGCGCCTCTTTGCCCAGATCGCCCACGAGACGGGCGCAGGCGTACTCCTGCTCCACCATTTCAACAAAGGCGGTGTCTCTGGCGACATGAACGCTGTCCGCGGCTCCACAGCCTTGTCGGCCGGGGCGAGGTCGATCCTCACACTCGCCCCGATGAGCGAAGAAGAGGCCGAGCAGCATAACGTTCCGATACCTCACCGCCGGCACTACGTGAGGATAGACGACGCCAAGAACAACATGGCGCCGGCACGCGCGGCCGAGTGGATCCAGTTGCACAGCATCGAGCTCGGCAACGGCACCGAGCTCTATCCGGAGGGCGATAACGTCCAATGCGCGGCGCATTTCGATATCAACGAGCAGCTAACGGATGACGCGGAGATCCGCGCCGTTGCCTTCGCCCGGATCAAAGAGGCTGCTGCAGAAACCGAGCATTACGCTCCGGTGCGCAAAGGCCGAGCGAAGTGGCTCGGTGCTCTCCTCATGGAGCTCTATCCGGATTGCAGCATCGCCCAGGCTACCGGCTTGATTAACTCGTGGAAGCTTAAGGGCTGGGTCGAGATCGTTACCTACCGAAACAAGGCTGGCAAAGACCGCAAAGGCGTCATCGTCAACAGCGTGGCGACCACTTCTGCAGCCCTCGCGCCAGATCCGGCCGCACAGCAGTTTTTCAACGATATCTCAGGGGAAGGGACGCCCCCTGCAGACAGTAAACCGACCGCGTCCCTATTCGACTGAAGAGGCCAAACATGAAAACACTTCACAACTCCGATATCAGCGGCACACGCAAAAACGTCCCCGACGTTAAGGTTGTCGGCAACGGCGATATGTTCAAGCTGCTATGCAAGGCGTCCAGTGAGCGCGAAGGCTGGATGAAGAGCACCAAGGCTCTGGAGACATCAGGCGGGTGTATTGTGCAGGTCACGACGCAGCAGAAAAACCCGGATGGTTCCTACGCTGTCGCAGAGGCCCTCACGTTCGCTCCGGGCGTCGTAATCCGCGATGACGTGAACGGCGGCAGGATGCTCGCCCCGATGTTTACTCCCGCCGATGTAATGAGCGAGGCAGTCAATCAGGCCTAAACGACAGAGAAGAGGGCGGCGAGTCTCCGCTTTTCGGCCTCTTCTTCCTCTTCCCGTTCGTCCCGTCTTTTCTGGACATCAAGCAGCCCCGCCGAAAGAACCTGGCCGGGCGTTCTGGGCACAGAACCACCCCCAAACATATCCGCTATTGCTCCCGGGCCGCTGTAAGGCTGCACCGATCCGGCAGGCCCGCCTGTACCGGGCGAGACGCCGTTGAACTTGTTTCGCCAGATACCTGCGAAGTCCGCAGCCGACATGGTCGCCGGATCGCCACCATTCAGCCTGATCGCGTCTCGACCGACCAGCGACGAGGCAAGGGCTGAAGGATTGCCCAAAAGCTTCGCGGCTCCGCCCGGTCCTTGCTGGTGCCCGAGATAGAGCTCCCAGCCTTCCGGCTCCCGGCCGAGTACGCCGTTCAGGTGTGTCGACACGTCCCCGAGATACCGGGCCGCGGCATCTGTGTTCGCGAGCGGGTCCATCTTATTGCCCCGGCCATACTCACCCCATGTCCCGTCAATGAACTGAAACAGGCCTCCTGCAGAGCTATTCGGGTTCTGGGCATTCGGGTTCATCGAGCTTTCAAGCTGCGCAATCCGGTTCATCGTGTCCGGATTACGGCCGTACCGGCTGGCAACGCCAGCGATCAGATCAGCTATCGTCGGATTGCTCATCGCTTTGCAGCTCCTTCCACGCTTCGTTCATGCCCTGTGCGATCTCGGAGGCCCTGTTACCCCACAGCGGGTGCAACTGGCGTTCCGTAGCCGCGACATCGGCCGGGTTGTACATTTTGAGCAGGGAAGCGGCCTTCTCGCGGTCAATAAGTGCGTCGTCGAGCAGCCGGCCGTAAGCATCCTGCCTGCGACCTGCCTTGAGCGATCGAACAGCCTGGGTGGCCGTGTTCAAGATGAAGTAGGTCGGGCTCATACGACCGCGCGCCACATCGACATATCGGGACTGCAAGCTCGCAACGCTCAGGTTCGAATTTACATTGTCGCCGATCAAGGACTGAGCCGTGCCTGACGTGTTCGGCGCACGGGCAGTGCGGGCCGTGTCGAGTTGGTCCAGCGCCCCTGCGATTTCCTTGAGATTGTCGAGGTGCTCCGGGTTGTCCTGATAGAGGCGCTGCAGGACCGCGTCGCTCTCACCCAGAAACGCGTTCCAGCGCCGGGATTGCCAAACGGCCTCGTTACCGGTGCCGGACCCGGCCGAGAAGCCTTTGCCCTTGCTCTCCATAAGCTCCCAATACGCTCGACGAGCGCCCTCGACAGCCTTCGGCTCGTTATCCACGAAGCTGAGCAGCTCGTCCATGGCCTTCGCGGGATCTTTGGCTTTGACAACGCCTTCCATCGCCTTCTTGGCCTGCGCGTCACCATGGGCCAGGTACTTCGCAACAGTGCCTCGGCCATTCTCTCCAAGATCTCGCAGGATCGTCTTGAGCTCGTCCCCCGCATCGTCGGCAGCTTTCCGTCCGGCAGCGGCCTCGATGGCTTCATCGCGCGTCTCGGGGAACAACTCAAACGTTTCGCTAAACCGATTGACGCGGTTTTCGATAGCCGAAGCCGAATGGCCTCCGCGGGTAACCTGATCTCGAAGCTGGTCTTCGATACTGTCGTTCACGCCCGGTTTGTCCCCTGCCTCAGACAGAAGCCGGCGGGTGCTTTCGACCCGGCCGCGGTCGTCATTGACGAAGAGATCCGGGACAGAACTGTCTGGCCGCGCGTAATTGTCGCCCCGTTTGTCGAGAGCCTGGGCGACAGGATCGGTGCTCGTCCGGGTGAAGCGGTCGTTTAGGTCCCTTGAGACCCGACGCGCTTCCTTATAGGCCTCGACGTCGCCCGAGACATTGCCTTCGATATACTGATCCAGCGCGTCCACATATTTGCCGATGACGTCCGCACGCTGTCTGTCAGCAAACTCGGCCGAGGAGGAACGAGCCTTGCGGAGCTCGGTGGTCATCGCGCTTCGGATCGATGCGACCGCTTCGAACGGTACGGGGCCGACCGCACCAGCCTCGTCGCCTGCTTCCTTCACGATCTGGCTAACACCGGGGATCGCAAGAGGGTCGAACTTCTCCGCCCGAACCGGGTCCAGCCCGTCGCGAACACCGCTAAAGGCTTCGCTCAGTCCCGAAGTGTCGACCTCTCCGCCGACCCGCTGCCAAGCTTTGAATTCCTCAGCACGCGCGTCGTCAAGGCTCTCCTGCAGGGCACTCCGCAACGACGAGCCCCGAGTTTCCTGTGAGACGGCAGGTCTCAGATTGTCGAAGAGCCGTTCCGCGTTCTGCTCGGCCCGGAGGCCCGCGTCGGTGGCGTCGTCAACGATACCGTCCCTCTGCGTCGACAGAGCGTCGGTGAATGATGCAGCGGGCTCCTGCGGTGCGACTTCAGAAAGGATGTCCTCAACCGCTCCGCTATTCTGCGCTCGGCCCGCGTTGAACCGCGCTGCGTTCGGCCCGGAGCTCCGGCTGTACTCCAGCGCACGCAAACCTTCATCGCCGGCTGCGTCTGCGGTCGACGCCCGCGCCCCCGGGATAGCCTGCTCGGCTGGTACGTCACCGGAGAGAGCGTTGATCAGAGGTTGGGCGTCGACGGTCTGTCCGGCCGTTGCCCGCGGTCCGAGAGTGTCCGATTGGCTGATAAGCGTACTCGCCACCGCCTGTTTCACAGCGTCGTCGGACGAGGTGAAAATGGTCTGAAAGAGATCCGCCAAGCTCCTGATCACACCGCCACCCGCTGACGTTGCGACCGCGCCGCCGATGCTTCCGGCAATGTCGGAGAGGGGACCCTCACCGAAGACTTCCTGTGCAGCCTGTGCGCCGGTTCCGGCACCAGCAGCAAGGGCGAGTTCCCGCGAGCCAACACGGGCAGGGGCGACAGCCAGGCTCTCAGCTGCAGAATTTACCGCACCTTGTACAGGGTTTGCTGCAGGAGCGGCGCGTGCTGTCCTGACAGCGGCCTCCCGGCCCATACCTGCAACACGCGCGACAGGGGCAGCGAGCATTACGCTAGCCGCTCCGACCTCTTCCCCGATCCGAGAGGCGAAGCGCTCACTCGCCGTGTCCGGTGCGAAGCGCTGGTCGCGACCATAAATCGCGTCACTCGGTGACTGGAAGAGGTCGAAAAGGCTCTGCGAACCGAGAAAAGGCGTTTCAGAGCCAAGGCCCGCCATGCCGAAAGCACTGTTCATGAGGTCAACGGGGAGCCCGGCGACGTTCGCAACACCTCGCTGCCCTCCCTGCGCCCCGGCCGTTAGAACACTCATCAGGTCCGCGTCTCCTTGCGGTTCGGACTGTGCCGGAGCATTCGGCCGAGGGAACCCCGACTGCTGGTACTCGTCATATTGCGCTTGCGATAGGACATCCTCCATCCCGGCAAGCGGAACCTGGGGGCCGCCGCTTGGCTGGGACGTTGGCGGTGTTGGAGGAGCCGCCACGCTTTGGAGAGCTTGCCGCATTTCGTCGGGCGTGGTGCCGTCGGGAAACTCGTATCGCTGGCCGTCTATTTCGGCGTAAACGGGCATTCTAGTTTACCTGTATCAAGTTACCGTTGGCGTCTCTCTCGAAACGGATAGCCGGAGCGGCATTCGGAGCGGGTTCCGCTGACGCGGGCGCGCCTACCGGTGCTGCTTCACCTCGAAGATTCTCGACAGCCCCGCGTTTGATCTCGATGTCCCGGCGGCCTTGGTCGATCATGGCCTGCAAGCTGCCGCTGTTCGCGAAGAGGCCCGGGTTGAACTGCTCTAGCTGCCGCTCAAGCGCGTACCGGCTGACTTCGCCGCTCGGGTTCTCAAGCCTGGCCTGGCCGTATGCGAGCCGGAGGATCAGACTGTTGAAACGCGCATAGGCAGGGTCGTAGCCGGAGTCCTGCGAGAAACTGCCGGCCAAGGCCTCGACCTGATCGGGGCTGATAATGTCATTCGCCTCACCAGTGTTGAGAACGAAGGTCTTGAGGTCCCGCAAGGATTGGGCGACGTCTTGCGCTGTCCCAAGGATCGTGCCTGAAACACCAGCAACTTGTGGGTTTTCCGAAACCAGACCTTCCAGCTCATCGAGGCGTGAGGACTGTTCGTCGAGGGCCGCTTGCTGAGTGTTGTAAGCTGTCTCGTTCGACGTCGTCCCGCCGAAAGCATCGGCGGTGTCTTCAATATCACCAGTGATCGTGCCCTGCGGGAGGGGAGCGCCCGTCGCGGCGTCAACATGTGTACCGGAGTTGCTGTCGAATACAGCCGTTCCTGTTGCACCGTCTGGGGTCTTGTAGTTTTTGAATGAGAGCGAATTACCTGTTCTGGGCACTTCATTCCCGACCGCGTAGCCCCGAGGAGCGAGTACGACGGTGCCGTCCGGCTTCAAGATCTCTTCGACACCTTTGCCTGTGATACCTGTCCGGCCGACCCCAAGCGGATCCAGTGACCCGTCCGCAAGCGCTTCTTGCATCTGCTGGGCGATCACCTGATCGGGGGTCAAAGGCTTCCCCTGCTCAACCGCGATTGCTTTTTCGAGGTCGGCGGCCTGCTTGTCGTCCATGCCTGCGAAGGTGTTATTCGCATTGCCATGAACTGCAAAGACAGAACTGTCCAGTGAGCGAGGGTCCTCGGCTTCAATGGACCGGTTGTATAGGTCCACCTTGGGAAATGCAGCGAAACCGGGAGCGCCAAGTGCCCCAGCTGCAGCGCCGGCACCGGGGCCGTAGAGCTCCTCGATTTTCGCCAGACCCGACGCCGTGCGCTCGCGCTTTTCTTTCAGCTGTGCGTACCTTTGCCAGCCGAACGCCTCCGACGCCGAGGGCGGGGCGAACATCCCGGCCAGGTTTGAGAAGGCCGCTCCGATTGATGGATTATTGTAATATCGGTTTCTGCGCACGCTCATAGCGACCCCGCGGAGCTCTAGTAAAGATCAATGGCCGAGATCGGCTTACGTTTTGGGATAGGCGCCGAGAGGGGCGACGCTGTCGCACCAAACGGGGAGCCTCCACCTGAAAGTCCGGCGTTGAGTCCCAGACCGCCGATGCCGCCTGCAAAATCGGCAAGGAGGCCCCAGCCCGATCCGGCGCTGTTTGCCGCTTCGAGTTCCAGCGGAAGAACTGCCTGTGAACCTTGCTTGAAACCCCCAATTTGGCCGATCAGCTGAGCATCCTTGGCCTGCTCACGGCCGGCGTTGCCGAAGGTGTTTCCGTAGGCCCGTAGGTTCGCCAACGCGCTACTCTGCTGCGACTGGCGCGTATCTGCGGAGGCCTTTGCCTTACCTATCGCTTGGTTGACGACATTGTTGTCGGAAGGTGCGAGCCCTGTTGAGGCCGCGTCCCCCGAGTTTCGGGCGAACATATCTTCGAGGTTCTGCGCCTGGCCCTGGCGTTTGCCTTCGAAGTCCTCGTACTCCTGTCTGCTGTCTTCGTTGAGACCGTAAGCCTCTTCGTCGAGCAGACCTTGCCGCTCTCGTTCTGCCCGCATCGCTTTCGCACGGGCTTTGTCGACAGCGTTGGCTTGCTGCATATTCGCGAAGGTGGAGCCGGCAGTGAGAGCCAAGCCTGCAATTGACATGGGATCGCACATGTTACCCCCTTAAACGTTTGAGACGGCACCGGCACGTGTGCCGAACAGTCCGGTGGAATACCGTGGTTTGACCGGAGATCCCTCGTACGACGAGGCTCGCTCAAGCGCGGCCTGGGTGCCCAGACCCGCCGTGAAGTCGACGAATAGCTGCTCCAATGGGCTGTACGCTTCCGGTTGCGATAGGGCCTGCGCGCGGGCGAGGGCTTGATTTGACGCCGCAGTTGCGTCGCCAGTCGCATTCAGCGTGCGGATGAGATCGCCCCGGGCGTCCTCAACAGCCGTCCGGGTCTCGTTGGCCTGGGCAGCGGCGTTATCCGAGATCTGACGTTTTTGAACATCATAAAGCTCTGCCAGCTCGGCCTCTTTCTGGGCACGGACCGAACTGTTCGCGGTTCCGCCCCGGGCAAGAGCGAAGGCGAGATCCTGCTGCGCGCTTTGGTGCTGTTGGTCCAGCTGTGGCGACGCATAGTCAACGTATGCGTCTTCCCGGCCGGTGAAAAAGTCATCAGTGAATTGGCCGTCAAAGGTGCTGTTCACGCTCGCTGTACCGGAGCGAATTCGCTCTTGGCGCTCTTGCTCCCTCCGACGTTCCTCGTCAGCTGCCTTGCTGCTCGCGTTCTTCCCGCCGCCCATCAGTCAAATCCTTGCGCATGTGAAAACCGACACGTTCAAAGCCAAAATGTTCGAGAAAGCGCGCGGTTCGTTCGCTGTTGAACTTGTTGTCGTTGCCCCCGAGGACTTCGCTCGCGCCCATTCGACGCGCCCAAGCGATGAGTTCCTTCATGAGCAATACGGCGACCCGACCGCCGCGCTGTTCGGGTTTGACATACAATACTTCTTGTATGGCGAAATGTCCATCCGTCCAACAATACTGCCCTACATTCGCAACAACGAACCCGACAATCTCACGGTTCTTGCCCTCCGCGACGTAGACGGTAGGTAGCGCGGTGTCTATGTACCGATATAGAGTTTCGAGAACCCTATAGTCGCTAAAACCTTGTTCGGGTCGAGTTGATTCGGAATTTTCTCGGGCCATTTCGACAATTTCATCGAAATCATCTTCAAGAGCTAATCGTATTAGCATCTTTCACCTTTGAGTAAGTCAGGTAAGTTTGACCTTCGCGCCCAAAAAACTTGTGTTCTGCCTCTTTTTTAAGGCCGAGAAGTCTTAGCCAACGGTGAGCGCTTTCATTGGTTTCAAGTGTGATGCACTCGACCCGGTGTGCCCCAGCTTGCTCCATGGCGGGGAGCAGCTTTGTCTTGAAGAGTCGGGTGACGTACATAAAGACGTCCGACATTCTAGGGGTCGAGTAGAACAGCAACGTAATGACGTTCGGCCTGAGCTGGATGACGCCCCCCACAGCCACAGGAACGCCGTCGTCGGAGCACGCCACCCAAACATCCTCGCGCCCGCCATAGACCGACGCCAGAGCCTCCGCGAGTTCTTCCCGGTTCCTCGCCCAGCTTGCAGCGCTGAATTCCTCGTAATCCCGGTCGCGCATATTGACCGCTACGTGCCGGAGGAGCTCTCGGTTTGCGTCGACTAGTCTCATTTGTCTTCCGTGGAGGGGGCGTCGTAGTGGATCGCTGCGGATGAAACACGAGCGGGCTGGGAGGGGCTTTGCGGGGCTTTTGCCTTGAAGCGCAAAGAGACATAGTTGGCTGATATGCCGAGCGGGATCGCCTCGTGGCCAAAGGTTGTGGCATCGATCTCGCAGAGAGCGTCCGAGATTGTCAGGTCCTTTGGGTCGTACGCGACCCGGACGTCCCACTGCCCGCGGACAGAGGCGTCAATGGCTTCAAGGTCCTTTTCCCGAGCAGGTAAATCGGCATCGAGGTAGGGGAGCCAGGCCTCCGCATGCACGCCCTCGCTGTACTGATACGGCATGTCTGGCTCTGAGCCGTAGACCCAAAGCTCATCGCCAGCACGCAGATACACCCGTTTTTCGTGGATAACTGCGTCTGTGATCGTGAAACCCGGCTTGTAGGTTGTCCAGGCCGAAACCTTGGACCCTGTGAAATAGGAGAACACGTAAATGGTATCGCCCAGGATCATCCACATCCGGCCGTCTCCCGGTTCGATTAGGCCAATTGCCCGGCTCGTGAGATCCGTCCCCAGAGCTTGAATATGGGCGATGACTAGGGGGTCAATCGCACTGCCGATATCGGTAGTCGCGGCGCTGTTGGAGCTGTCCCGAGCGCGGAGTGATCGGACCCCGTAGCTGTCCAAATAGAATACATCGTTGTCGCCGAACGGAGTGACCGACCGCGTCGCAATCGTGCCGGTGTTGTTGAGAACCTGGCTCTCACGCGCAAGCGCAGGGTCCGGATCGAAAAACCAAGTCTGGATGGTTTTCTCGCTGAAGACAGCAACTAGGTTGTTGTACCGGGCGAGGGCAGTGAGCACCTCGGCCCCTTCGCTCTCCGTTGCCATATCGAAGAATGCACCACCCGCAGGGAACGTTCCCGGGTCTACGTCCGTAATTCGGTAATCGGCGGCGTCGCCTAGTACCGAAAGGCGGAGAAAGTTATCGTCACCGACATACTCACGCGTGCCGTACGTCAGCAGAGGGCCGGGTTTGGCGGCGATGCTGCCGAGGGTAACCCGAGAGCCATTGTTGTATTGGTAGCGCGAACCGTCGGAAAACTCGGCGCTGACGTGGGCTTTTGCGCTGAAGAGCGTTGCCTGCACAATACGCGAGAGTTGCCGGTTCTCCGGGTGAGGGAGCTTCTGATACGCGACGCCGGGGGGCAACGACGCTGGCGTTTCCCCTGAGCCGAATGTAACGAGCCCGTTAGCGGTTCTAGCGAGACCAGCGGTCGCACCGGGCGGAAAATCACCCAGCTTGATAAAGTCCGCCCGCTGCTCGAAAGCTCCACCCCTCGTGATGTGGCCGTCCTGAGCGACGATCAAAGACCCGCCCGGAGCGAGCTCCGGATCTTTTCGCGTATCGAGGCCGCCGGTAAACTCCCGAACCCACAAAGTCGGCATCGTTATCTCCGGTATGCTGGGCCTTGGACAGGATGACGGGGCCAACGGCCCTTCGGGCGCTCACTGCCCGACGAGAGCTTGAACTGCTTGATTTTGCTGCCGTGGCTGAAAAGGCTGTTTTCCAACCGACGAAGCTTATCGGCCAACAAATTGGACTTTGGGTTTTCTTTGTCGGCGAGCTCTTCCAAGGCTGCGTGGATGACGATCAGGTCCCCGTCGAGGTCGCAACGGTCGTCGTCGTCGACAAACTTCCGCAAGTCTCTATAGCCCCAAACCCGGAGTAGCCCGTTGTTTGAACTGGCGTCGTACCCCGTTTCAGGGATCGGCCAAACCTCGATCTGATCATTCTCGCGGACATCAAAATTGGAGATAGGTTCGGCGCGCTCGTCGCTGTCGCTGTCGTAGGTGTTGTATTCGGCGGATGTGATCTGCTCATCGAGCTTGCACCAGTCGTTGATGTACCGGTACTCAATGCGGGTGATCCGATCCGCACTGATGTCTTCAGGCGGAGCAAAATAGCGCTGGCCGGCTTCGATCTCGACATCGCGGTAAACGTGGAGGTGGTCCCAATTCGTATCTTCCCAGAGGCGGCGCTGGACCCGCTGCAGGAGCCGCACCTGTTTATCGTGCGCGCCTTTATTGTGCGCGACGTTCCCAGATAAGCCTGCCTCGTCTCTGAATTGGACGAGGAGGTCGAGGAGGGTGCGGTTCCTGGCCATGTGGGACCCTTAAGCGAGCGGGTTGTCTTCGTCGGCCTTTGCGGCCGGCTTTGCTTTCGGAGCCTTTTTCGCCTTGGCCGGCTTGTCCGCTACCTTTTCGGCAGGGGCCTCGGCTTCGGAAGTTGCGGGCTCGGCTGCGGTCGGGGCGGGCGTGGTCTCGGTCGCCATTGCGACGGCTCCCTCCGCCGGGCTCGCGCCGTCAGTGACCTGCGTCTCCACGCCGAGCGGCTCGACTTGCCCGTCTTCCCCGGTGTACCCGTCCTCGCCCGGGAGCGGTTCGTCGATGAATTCAGGGATCTCGACACGACCAGTTGCCTTGAGGCAATCGACCGGAATTTGGCACTCTCTGAAGGAATGGACATAGCCTTTGCGAGGGTCTGGAAAGACCTCTTGGACCGGAGGCTTGCTTTCGCCGTCTTGCCGTGCCGGGTACTTCTCCAATAGGCGTTGAAATTCGCCATCGAGGGGGAAGTCTCTTTCCCGGTCGGAAGGGAGATCATAAAACTCAAGATCGTGCACGGCATTGTCGCCGTGGATAAACCGCAGGACGAGCAACTCGCTCGGCGTTACGTCTGTGACGGGCACGGTGTTGTCCTTGTCGCCGCCCAGAGCCAAGAGGCCGCAGCAGACAGAGATCGCGTGTGTCATTCGGAGCATGTTTGCACCTTTTAGGTTCTGTGGGGGGAGGGTAGAGGCGGCCTTCCCGGCCGCCTCACGCGCTAGGCGTTACGAGATGTCGTAGACGCCGGAGCTGTTGAGCTGATCAGCCGTCAAGAGACCGGTCGTGGTGTACGCGCGGTACATGATGTACTGGTTGTGCGGGCGCGCCGGGTTGTGACGCTTTTTCTTCTCGCCCTTCATGTACTTCAGGACGATGCTGCGCATGTCGATATCGTACATGCGCTTCGCCAGGCCCAGATCGTCCAGCGTCGGGTCATACTGAAGTAGTATGTTTCCGAAGCGGACAGGCGGGATTTCCCCGTCGACCGTGCCGTTCGAACCGCTTCCAGACCAGCCGTGCTGGGCGTAGTTGCCGTTTGCACGAAGCTCGATTTCGACGGCGTCGATGAAATCCGAGCCGCAGAACTTTTTCGACATCCGGCGCTTGGAGTATCGGGACAACTGTCGCTGCTCACGTTGCAAAAACTGCAGCAACGAACCGCCGTTTGCCGGGCTCGACACAATCGGCGCAAATCCCGTACCCGCGGTATCAGCCGCGGTCGTGGCTGCGCGATTGCGCCACCACGTATAGGTCGTGCGCGACAGGCCGCCCGTAGTGCCCGCTCCCGGATTGTCGAGGATGAGCGACCGAATACCGGCGAGAGCCTTTGCGTCGCCCGATCCGTCTCCGTGCAGAAGAGCATCGAGCGATACGTCATAGTCCTCCTCGTAGTTCTCGATTTTCTCATCGAGAAGGTTCGCAAGGGCCTGAGCTTCGCGGTCGTCCTGCATGCGAGTACGCTGCAGGGAGTTGCTTTCGACAACGGTGATGCCGTCCGTCTTGAGCTCGGTATGGGTGATCCCCAGGCCGATGTGGTGCTCGCGCCAGTTAAATCCGGGCCGCTTGGTGCCGGTCGGGTTGTAGTACCCGACAGTGTCGTCGTGGGTGTAGCCGGTCAGAGAACCGCCGCTCTTCCCGGAAGACACGCCGACCGTGACCTTTTCCTTACCGCCCGGGAAGTCCTTCGCACGCTCGTCGAAGGCCTTCAGCATGGGCTTGTTCTGAATTTCCTGCTTTTTGACCTTCCCACGCTTTTCGTTCGTTTCGAGGGTCGAATTCAGGATGTTGTCAAGCTCATCAGCCGTAAATGGCATAGCTCAATTCCTCAGCTTGAACGCTGCGAAGTAACGCCTTGTATGATGTCCAGGGTTGAGGCTTCCGCAGCGTTGGGTTTGCCCGCCGGAGGAACTGCGTTCCCGCCAGTAATGGGCGTTACCGGGGGCTTCGGCTTGCCGAATACCCCCAACTGTTTGTTGACAGTCGAAAGTGCCTTATCGAGCTGAGCTTTGACGCCGGCTGCATCGGTTGGACGGTCGCCCTGTTGGTGCATAAGCGCCACTTCGGCCAGGATCAGCTTTTGCTTCTTGCCGTAATCCGCGTCTTTTTTCTTCTGATCAGCTTCCCAAGTGGAGGCTGCTCCGCGAAGGGAATTGACGCGGTTCTGGTTTTCGTTCCGCTCACGCATGTTTCGGTCATGCGCAAGTGCGGTTTGAGAAACCAGAGTTCGGGCTTCCGCAACAGCAATCTGCTGTGCCTGCTCTTGAGTGAGCGCCCCCGTCCGAACTTTTTCTGCCAGCTCGGGCGTGAGGATCGCACCCGCTTGAAGCGCGACACGTTGGGCGATGGGCTTGAGCTTCTCCCAGGCCTCGATGGGGTTAAGCTTCATGAGCCCCATGATCTGAAGACCCTCTGCAGCTTCTTGGCTGTTGAGGGCGTTCTGCTCAAGGAAACCCGTGATGTTGTCCATCTGCTCGGCTTTGGGCGAGAGCTCGGCGACCTGCGCCTTGAAATCGTTCTTCTCGCGGACAAGCTCTTGAAACCGGGGATGATTGTTAAAGGGCACGTCGGAGTATTCGTCTTCCGCGCCTTCTGCACCCTCGGCAGAGCCCTGCTCTTCGACATTTTGGCTGTCTTGCGAACCTTCAGCTTCGTCGCCGGATTGGTCCTCGCCCCGAGACTCGTCCGTAACCTTCTGGATTACGTCTTGAGCGAGGGACGAAAGGTCCAATTCGTCTTCGTTCTGCTGGTCCACTTCGTGTGCGGGGGACGAATTCACACCTTCGGCCGGATTGTCCGACCCGTCCTCAAACAGTGAAACGGCGGGCGATGTCGTTCCGGTAGTTGCGCCCTTTGGCATTACTCGTGCTCCTTTTAGGTTGACACGGTTTTGTATCACGCTTGTATGATTATCTGCAAGACGTAGCCCTGCAAATCATACAAAACGCACACACTAAACCTGATTGTTGCCGCCGGGCGCGAGCGTTCCGGTCGGGCCACCCGGAGCCTGCGGCCCGTTGTCGGCACCTTGATCGCCCTGCGCGTTCGGGTCGGCGGATGGGTCGCCGGTCGCGCCCAACGCTCCGCGGTTCTGCATGACTATGGATGGGAGACTGTCGATGAAAGCGTCAGTGAGATCCAATCTGTCGTCCAGCCTTTTGATTGCCTCCCTGGCTAGCCAGATCGGATTTATGCCCGGGAGCTGGATCAGGTACGGCAACATGCGCTCCCAATTCTGCAGCTCGGCCGCCGTATTAGGCTTACCAGAGGAGCCGGCTTCGATTTCAAGAGCGATCTCAGCCGCGATTTCGTCAAGGCTAAGTGTCGGCCAGAAGGCGCCGGGGCCGACGATCTGGTACACCGTTTCGGGAGAGACTTCTTGCAACATGACTTGCCCGGACGCGCGGGCAATGCGGGTAAGAAAATCGTCCATGTCGTCGGCGTTTAAGCCTACGGCAGACAGACGCGAACCTTCGGCGATTGAGCTTTCGGTGGCTGTGGCCTTGGCTACGCCGCCGAATTGAGCCTCCTGCGAACCCACAGCGAGCTGTACATCTTGGAACGTCTCGCCCGTGTCATAGAGGTTCGGGTCAACGCCCGGCATGGGGATGACCTGCAGGATGTCCGTTATCGGGGTTTCGTTGTCGATGTTGAGCTCGGTAACAGTGAAAGGCGCAGCCGCGGTGAGCAGCGCTTTGTCCTCGTCGCTAAGCTGAGCAAATTTCGAAGCGACGAACCGAGGCCGTGCTGCTTGGCGGTGCTCCCGTTTGCCCTGACGCGATTGGTTGTAGTCGTGCTGCATATGTCGGAGGAGCTCAACGTCCGAAGGCGGGAACAACTTGTCTTCATCCTCGACCTCGTTGAACGTAAGAGCAAACACAGGGAAGAAACCTTCGACAAACACGTCGGGCGCGGTGGGAGGCCGGAGGAAGCCGTCGTACCCGTCAGCCAGGTAATAGACGACACCTTTGGACTTGTCGAAATGCTTCCAGACCTTGACGGTACGGGCATCCTCGCTCGCTGGGTTGTCCCCGTCATCGTCGTCCGCAAACAAGTCGACATTATCGCCCTGTACTCGGTGCCCGTTCATGTAGGTGGCGGCGCGGCCGCGCAGATCCACTTTGAACTTTTGCAAGACTTCGGCGATTGAGTAATCGTACTCGACAGTGAGCCAGCGGCCCCCTTCGAAGCCAACCAACGACTTTGTGGCTTTGTCCGGAATAACTTTTGTGGATAACGGAAAGTCGAACACAAGACCTTCGCGCTGCAAGACGTATTCCTGCTGCGAAAGGGCGTCGACGGACACCTCCAACTCCCGGTTTTTGCTCTCTTCGGAGGTGGCTTCGACCTCTGATCCGAAAAGATCGATATCCTGCGGGGCGCTGGGATCTGGCGAGCCGACCTCGTAGGCGAGCGCCTCGATTGACTGAACCTGATCCCGGCCGTCGGCAATTGACGAAGACAGATCGGGCGTGTCAGCGTACTCGCGCTGGAAGGCGACCTCGACATAGGCGACTTTGTTTGTGAGCGCCCGCCGAACCACCTTTTTCATGCTCGACTTAAAGTCGATTGGCGACTGCTCGCGCTGGTAGTAGCGGAACAGAATTTCCAGTGTGCGACCGATTTTCTTCGCTCGCTCCTTCGCCTCCTGTCCCTGCTGGATGTCCTCCATGAGTCCGGCGGCCTGCTCGACTGCGGCTTGCGGGACAACGGGAGACATACCAACGAAAGGGTCCATAGTCTGCTGGGCGAGCATTAGCGTCTGCACCGCCATTTGCATGGACTGCGGATCTTCATCCCAGATCTGGAAGTCGAGACGCTCCTGCCGGCGCGCCACGGCTTTTGGGTTCTTGGCGTAAAGCGCAGCGACACTTTGCTTGATATGGCGGTAGACGAGGTTCGCGATATAGTCCCCGCGCTCTTTCCAGTCCTTTGCGGCGCCGAGACGGGCGAATTGCATATTCTCCCGCATCTGATTGAAATCATCGGCAAAGAAGCATTTGTCCTCGCGGATACGAGCCTGGATCGTTTTGGAAAGGGCCTTATCCTCCGCGCTGGGCTCCGCGGCTGGGCCTTGGTTCAGAGTTTCATTAGCCATTTAAGAACGTCCTATTGCCAGATTGGGAGGCCTCTGCCAGAGCGGTTTGCTGCTTGATCCAGGCGAGTGTGCCGGGTTTGTATGACTTGTCTGTCTTCCGTCCTACACCCCCGACCTGAAAACGCAGGCCCAGACCGATTAGAGAAAGGGCGTCTACAAAGTCGTCATGGTTTCCGTTTGGAAACGCCATCATTTCATTTATGGCACGCTCTGTCCACGGGGCGGCCCTCGGGAAGAACACCTTGCCCAAGGCAACGCGGGCGGAAATGGACTGCGCTCGCTGCTCTTTGTCGTTGACTGGTGTTTCTTCGACAAGGCGAAAATAGTTCTTTGTCTCCATCATGCGTTTCTTCAGAAACGGTCCGATGGACTTTGAAATCTGACCGCGCTCCGCGAACCAAATCAGCGGGGCGGTAGGTCCGGGTCGAGCCATTTCGAGCATTGCTTCCACAACAACGTCACTCTTCTGCCGGCGCCACCAGCAATCGAGCAGATAAATGTTGTCCATGGGGTCGATTGCGAACTTCAACAACACCGAGAAATCGCGCCGCTGCTCCGTCGAAACCGCGTGGTCGGAGGTGCAATAGAAGCGTAGCTCCTCCAGAGGCGGGAGGTTGTTCTCATCGTAGTATCGGATATCGTCCCGGTTGAAGAGGATACCGTCAGCCATGGTCGGGCGCTGCTGATAGAGCGCCTCAAACCCAAGTGGATCCAGAAGTCGCTGCTCTTCAAGAAAATCCAAATCGAAGGTGTCCGGACCGTCTGGCCAGAGAGCCTCTCCGGGCGCGCGGCCGAGGGGGTCGTCATCGTCGGCGATGGCGGGGAGGTTGATGATCTTGATTCGGCGCGCGATTTTCTCGTTGTAGTACGGGTTCTCCGGATCGGTGAGGCGGCCGATGGGGTCATCGCTGTGCCAACGCGTGAACGTCATGATCACAAGCTTGCGGCCGCGACGGCGCGACATGGCTACTTTCGTAAACCAGTCCCAAGCCTGGTTTCGGATCGCTTTGGAGCTCGCCTCTTTCGCGTCTTTGATCAGATCATCGCAGATCAGGATGTGGCCGCCGCGGCCAGTCAGTGAACCGCCACGGCCGACGAAGTACGCAGCGCCCCCTCGGGTCGTCACCAAATGGTCTTTGGCGCGCCCAGACTTGGTGAGTTTCGTTCCCGGGAAAACGTTCTTGTACTGCGGCGAGGTCATGATTTCTCGGACCTGCGCGCCGAAGTCTTCGGCGAAATCATCGTTGTAGGTTGAGACAACGACTTCCTGCTCCGGGTGCTGGCCTAGAAAGAAGGCGGGGAGCCTGCGAGACACGAGTTCAGACTTACCGTGACGGGGAGGGCAGCACAGGATTAGAAACGGGATTTCCGCGTCGATCACCTTCTCGATGATCCGCGCAATACCTCTGTGGTGCAGAGCGTCCTTGTAGGCTGACTTTGTCGGATCGTTGGGGGCTTCGTGATCCGGCATGGTGTACTTCACGAACGGCATGAACCGTTCGCGTGACAGCTGGATCGCCTCCTGAATTTGCAGGAGACGAAGCTCCTCCTCAATCGACGCGGTATTGTGTGCTGCTTGCATTCGTCCACCAGAGGGCCTGCTCAGCCAGGCTAGGGCTTTGGGAGGCCGGCGGGGCCGAAACCTGCCGTATTCCGTTGAAGGATATGAGGGCGGCCCACAGAACCAGCACCAAGACCATGTGCGCTCGTGGGCACAGGGTGAAAGGGGTCACTTTGCGAGGCCAAGTAGCTTGCGCAAATCCTCGACCTGAAGATGTGTCAGGAGCCGAACTAAAGCGTATCCGGTAACCATCATCAGTCCGGCCACTGCCCGTTCCTCGACCGGCGTGGACATCCCTGTCCATTTCATGACGAGGGGCGTGATCGTAATCGCGCAAAACAGACCGCACACTCCGCGTGCCGCTACGACCATCAAGGTTCGCGGCTTGCTTACCAACACCGACGCCGCGAACGCCACTAGCAGAACGAGCGCCCAAAGAACCGTGTTGTTTTCTAGCCATTTCATCACCACTTCCGTAATAGATGCGCCCCGAACAAATACAGAAACACCCAACGTAAGTATTCGTCGATTGGAGACGGTAATTTGGCGATTTCCCAAGGTTGAGGGAAAGCACATTTTGCGCACCAGAACATCGAGTAGACGAGTATCGATCCGTAATAGATCGAAGAAACAACGATAATAGGCGCGATGAGCCAGGAATAACCGGGAAGAGCGTGTTTGGCCTGAGTGAAAGCTGTTTGGAACTTTGCTTGTGCCTCCCCACGCTTGGTGGCTGAGTCCTCTCTGCGTGACAGGTAGGTAAAGAGGAGTTGAACACCGGAGGTGAGGAGGCCCAGCATGGTTTAGCCCTTTCGACCGACAGGGGTCGTGGTGAGAAAGCGCAGGGCGATATTGACGATGGCAACGCCAGCAATGAGCTTCACGGCAAGGTCTTCGCCGATGAGGTGCTCAAGGCCCGGTACGTCTGCGACTTCAGCGGCGATAGCTACGAGCGTCACGACGCCGTTAATAACTACCGTTCGGTATCCTTTCATCAGAAAATCCCTCCGATCCATTCCCATACGGGTCCAAGGTCATCCCTGAACCAATTCACGATGTTGCTGATGACGACGAGCGTTAAGGCCCCGGCGACAGGAACCTTGGAGGGCTTCGTCGTAGCCTTGGGGTCTTCGAGCCGCTTCATTGCAGCCTTGAAATGCGGGGTGACGTTGACGCGTTTTGCGCTGCCCCAATCCGGAGTGCCGGAAGAACGAACACGGGTGTATTCGAGCACCGTAACCTTGCCGAGCCTGCTCGGATCTCTTAGCGCAGCTGGCCATGCAGCATTGAAAAACAGATCCCGCTCCGTTTCCCGGCGCTCGATGATCTCCTTCGGCTTGTTCCATCGCATAAAGCGCTCTCGTGCCTCGGCGGTGTCTCCGGCTTTCCAGGCGGCGACCCAACTCGCCGTTTTGATTGCACCGGTATTCCAATGGAAGCTCAGCGCCGCAGTGCGCTGGTAAGCGGTGAGTTCATGGCCTTCGAACGCCTCCAAGACGTCGGCGAGGTAGCGCTCAAGCAGCCAAGCGTAGATCTCGGCGCACTTCTCGTACGAGGCTTTTTTGCCGTTGTATCGACCAACGCTGTGCCCCGACTTGCTTGTCACGCCGTAGCCCCAGGTTTCAACTCCGACGCTGTCTTTGTAGGTCTCGCGAACGAGGCCCTCTTTGCCGGCAACGAACAGCGCCTCTCGAAGTGTCACTTCCCCATTCATCTGTCGCTCCACGATTGTATGTCCGACGTTGCTTTGCAAATCATACATTACAGACGCAAAGCAGTCACCTTAAAACTGGACGCTGTCAAGGTCTGCTCGCTACCTGACATGTTGATAGCGGTAACGGCGACGGTGTCGTCCGCGGTAACCTGTCCTTGCAGCACCACTCCGACAGGGGTCGCCGACACGGGCGCGATCAAAACGTGGTCTCCGGCACGAGCGCTCGCAACGGCTACGTTGACTGTGGTGAGCGCCCCATCGGCGATGGTCCCAAAGGTGAGCGAGGACGTGACCGAGAACGTTGGGCGCTTCTCGGCGAGCAGCTCGGCGGTGCGGAGCGGACTCATAACCTTGGTGTTGTTGGACCCTGCCTGGGCTTCGGCCTGGGACGCATACGGCCGCTGCGTGTCCAGTGCGTCTTTGGTCCGCAATGGCGTCATGACCCTGTCGTTTAGCAGCCCAGCCGTTGCCTCGCCCTGTGAAGCGTAGGGCCGGGTGTTGTTGATGGCTGTTGCTGTGGTCGAAGGCGCCATGATCTTTTGCGTTGCGACACCGCCAATCGCCTCGGCTTCGGATGCAAACGCTCCGGCGTCGAGGTCGAAAGTCGTCACCGTGCCAGCTCCGTTGAGCTTGGACCGAACCTCTTCGTCGAGCGTGTCGAACCCGACAGAGTAATTTGCGAGTTTTCCATCCGATCTGCGAACGTCACTCAGCTGGACGCCGAGCGAATTGATCTCGGTCGCGACGTTGGCAAGTTGAGTGTCGAGCTCCGCGCCGGGCAGGGGTGCGGAAGGGTCCGACGTCTGGAAATTGGCGAAGCTGTAAGTTATTGCGAATGGCATGCTCTGATCCTGTCTTTGGTCTCTTCGCTCAGGAAATACCCGCCGTCCTGGCTCCAACCAACGGCCATTCCGAGGGGCTTGATCTTCTTTCGGAGCAAGCAAATGTGGACCCGAACGTTTTCGAGGTCCGGCCCGCCGTCTTCTTGGTGGCCATACAAGAACGTGTGTATCTCTTCCCGGTTCGCTGCCGTTCGCCTCGCAAGGAACCGGAGGATGCGGCCTTGAATACGGGTAAGGCCCCAAACGGGCGGGAAACTGATTTTCCGGTCTTCCATGAGGTTTCGCAGCTCCGCGATCTCGGCGTTTTTAATGTCGAGTTGCTCTCGGAGCTGGGCGTTTTCGCGAGCAAGGTCCATCAGGCCGCTCGCTGCAGCGCACCGACAAGGGCCGTTCCGTCGGTTGGAATCGCTCTGCCTTGCAGGTCGACCGCAAATTCAGTTTGCCCCGCCGGAATTGTCGGGAGTGTGTTACTTGCGCCCGGTGTGTAATCACCGCCACCAGCCCCGCCACCTGTACTAGACTGGTCATTAGCGAAATCAGTCACAACGGGATTGATCGGGTGGAACACGTGCCCAGCCGGACCCTCGTTGTCATCGCGGGTATCGCCAAGCGGATCTCCCAACCACGAGCTATAGCCGTAGTGATCCACACCAGCGCTATCTAGGATGGCCTGAACCTTAGTGTCCACGCCGTGACGAGCTGCCCAGTTACCTATGAGTGGCTGACTGATGTCGTAGTCCGACTTGATGTTGAACTGCCAGTGCAGGCTGAGCTTGGATACCCCATCCTTGAAGATACTGACTGTGCCGGCGTCGTTGTAGATGAAGTTTGTGCGCTGGCCCATGATTGTGTTCATGGCTTCGGTGAAGTTGTGCACTGTTTGGGTGTTGTTATCACCCCATGCCAAGAAGCAGGTCTGCGAGCCTACTAGGGTGTGGGTCTCAAGGACGTTACCGATGATGGCGCAGCCCATCGGACCCATGGCGCTCTCTAGCTGGATTAGGTTCCCGCTGTTACCGGCCCTAGAGATCTCGTTCCATGCGAACACGGCGCCATCGTTCTGGCCTAGCTGGTAGTTCGAGGCGTTGATCGCCTGTGTTCCCTTACAGGACACTTGGTTGTACGGGATGAAGCTGGTGTAGCTGTTACCCGCTGCGAGCATACAGCCGTGCTCAAAAGCAGACTGGAACGATAGCTGCCCAATCCAGTCACCGGTACAATTCACTGCCTGCCCGCGGCCGTATTTATAGCACAGTGCAGCATAGGCTGATTGGCCATCGGCCAACACGAAGTCACAGTCCTCGAACGTCAGGAGGTTCGCCTTGGTCTCCTGCCCCCGGAACATGATTACATGAGAGACCTTCTCGATTGTCATGTTCTTGAAGTGCCCGCGCTCCGGTAGGGATTTCGCACTGGCCGAGCTAGACGGGGACTGCAATACGGCGGTCTTGTCCTCACCCCGGATTATCACCGGTAGCTTATCAAGGGCGTCGTCCACGCCACTGATCTTGTCAGACACGGTAACGCCGGACATCAGGACGATATCAACGCCAGAGCAGTTGAACCATCCGTTCTGTGTCTGGTTCTCGTTCTTGGCTCGGATACCCGCTAAGTAGATCGAAGCGCAGGGGTTAGCCCGAGCGGCCACAGGGTCCGTGCTGGCAATGCCGCCACCCGCACCAACGCCGTCCACGTAGGCATACACCTTGTTGTACATGGTGCCGCCGATGTTGCAGATCGCCCGAAGGGTCGAAATGTTCTGGCTGGGGTAAGCGTAACCGTCTGCGCTGATCTGGAATGCGTCCCCGACCCAGGGATAGATAATGGCATCGACAGTTATGTATTCGCCATCCGTCAGTGACGACAGATCCCAGCTCGGTTGGAAGTAGTTGGCATACAGTCCGGATGCGCTGTATTGGCTCGTTGACAGCGCCGTTATGGTGCTCTCAACCGTGTTTGTGCCGTCAGAAGCAATGAACTTGACAGCACGGACCGGTCTGCCCTGCTGAGCGTGGCGGTGGTAGACGCAGAGCTTCGGAGCCCACGCAGCGCTGTTGACCTCTTGGTCTTCAAGCTCAAGCCATACGGCTTGCGGCTTTCTGTAAGCCTCGGTTGAACCGTTTGTGACGGTAGCGATTGCCCCGCCCGAATTGGCGCTGCTCGATCCACCCGTGCCGTTGTCGGTGTGGAGCGAAGCCGCGGCGGCGGCAGTTACGGTATCGCCGGCATAAATCCTCGCGGACAGCGACAGAACCACTTCCAGATCGGAAGTGACTTCCGTTTCTTGCAGGAGCGGTCCGTTCGGATACGGCTGGCGAACGACGGAGGTCGCAAAGACCGATCGCTGTACTGTCGTTTCAACTCCGGCATCGTCCCATGACTTCGAGGTCACGGTGAGCTGCAGCCCGGGTGTTGAGGGGTTGTTGAGCCCGCTGAACGTTCCTCCGTCCACTGCGCCCGTGACGGTCATGGTCGCCTTCCAGCCTTCAGGGTCGATTACGAGAGACGTGATTTTGTCATCGTTCGCTGAAGCCTCGGTCACGGTGATCGTAAAGGGCTGGTCAACCGAGCCTCCGGCGTTTGTGGCCCGCAGGGTAAGGCTATGCGTACCGGGGCCGGACGCTGCAGTCGCAAGTCTGAGGTTCGTCCCGTCAACAGTAAACAGTCCGCTCGGATCGTTGACCTCCGAAAACGAGACCGGGTCTTCACCGTCGCTCGACATCGTCGCAATGATGGAGCCCGCCAGTGCGGTTTCTTCGAATTCTTCCGTGGAGAGGCTGATTGTGTTCGGCTTGGCGACGACGTTGATTACGTTGAGTGTGAAGTCCTGCTCATGGGGTCCTTCGCTGTTTTCAGCGCGCAGGCGGAAGGGATGGCTCGTTTTGACGCCGTAGTCGAACGTTGCCGTTGTGCGGAGCTCGTTTCCGACGACTTCGATCTTGCCGTCCAAGTCCGTAACTTCCGTGTATGTCGGCAAGGGGAAGCCATCGCCCCCGACATACCCGATAAGAGTTCCAACGGGTGCAGTTTCAAGGATTGACCCCGACGAAACGTTGATAACCGAGGGCGCGGCAGGGGTCGTTGCCTGGAAACGCGCATCGAGGCCTCCGGCTACGAAACGCGCGTCAGTGCCGGGGCTTGGGAAACGTGTGTCAGTCCCCGGTGCGGGGAATTGCGTATCTGTTCCGGGAGCGGGAAATCTGTTGTCCATCCGTGCACCTAATTTTAAGGCCAGTAGCTTTCATTCGTGGCGTAGTCGGCCGGGATCGGGTCCAAGGCCTTGAGCGCGTCAGCCGCGGCGATCAGCATGCCGGTACGGGCAGCGATCACGTTGCCAAAGGCGACGACGGTATGGGCGTCCATGCTGGTTTTGGCGTTGGCCTTTGTGATCCAGAAGAAATCAACAGCCTGGCCGTGCCAGCGGAGGTCGCCCGGCGTTGCACCCCCGAGGATCGCGCTTAGCGCTGAAATTCGGGCGTCACGTATGCGGCTCTGGCTCGTCTCGTCACCGTCGTAGGCAACGCCGTTGTAGGTGAAATCGAGGAATAGGCGCCTATCCCGCTCTGCGTTGACGTCGTCACGCGTAGCCGGGGGAGGGTTGTGGACCCAGACGTTGTTTTCGGCGTCGTAATCGTGGTCGGAACCCGGGGGATGCGGCACTCCGGACACGGTGCCGACCGGGTAAGTGCCCAACATTTCGCTTGTCGGCGGGTGTGTCGGGAACCATACGCCGCGAGAAGGGTGATAAAATCCGGTAATCATGTGACCCCCTACGCCAGCTCATAGAAACTGCTGTGAAATCCACCAAAACGAAAATAGTCGCCCGGTGGAATTATGATGGTGTTCCACAACTGTGCGCCGTTGACTGAGTTGTGATGAAACGTCAGATCTGCGGTCACTCCGTCCTGGGAGTAGTCAAGAGTTGCCGAGCCGTTACTGCCGCCACGAAGGCCAACCATTATCGGCTTTGTATCCGTGTTCTGGTACCAGACACCCGCCGTACGGCCGGGGTTCACCCAGGTCTGGCCAACTCCGAGCTGTTGCCCCTGCAGCGTGGTTAGGTCGGTCTGAGCGGTGGCGAGTCCGGAGGCATTGTTCGAGATATCAGTGAGGGCCTGTGCAGCCTGAAGCTGCGCGGGGTCGATTATCTGGTGGTACGCTACAATGACCGGGATGTAAGCGACGTTCTGCGGTCGGGTCTCGTCAGCTGTACGAGCCTGTATTGAAGGGTCGATTTTCGCCTTGTAAGTGGTGCCGGTCTCGCCAGATGTTCTATTTGCCTTCGCGGCACCATCGGTCGTGAAAACTCCGTCAAGCTGAGAACCTGTGAAGCCGATGCTCGAATAGTTACCGAGAGTTCCTTCAAAGTGCTGGAAGGCGTCAGCCTGATACGATCCAATCTGACGCGCGTCGCCTTTGGCTCGTATGAACATGTCATCGAGATCCGGCAGGCTGAAAGTCGTGGAGCCGTCACCCGGCCCGAACTGGCCAAGGCCCTTGGCCCCTTCACTTGCTGCTAGATTTCCAGAAGTTTGTACCCAAGCCCAAAGGGCGGCATATGTGGCACGGCTGACTGTTTGGCCGTTCAATACAAGCGTACTGACTGGCGCTACGTTTCCAGCAGTCCAGAGAACTGTGCCTATAGGCATGCGCCCAAGGCCGATTTCCGCCTGAGCGTTCGTAACAAAGGTCGTGGCGTTGGTTGCGGCGGTTTCCGCATCTGTTTTCGCGGTCTGGGCGCTCGCATCCGCAGCTTGCGCGCTGTCACGAGCGCTCTCCGCAGCCGTTTTCGCCGCTGAGGCTACGCCGGCATCGGTGCCGGCAGATGTGGCGGCGTTGGACGCGGTCGTCGCGCTTGCGGCAGCGTTACCAGCCGACGATCCGGCCGCGGTTGCACTATTCGCCGCCGCCGTTGCATTTGCGGATACGGTCGCTTCACTGCCGGCCGTCGCTGTCGCGCTGTTCGCTGCGCTAATTGCTGAGGCCTGAGCGATGTCACGAGCCGCTTCGGCCTGGTCGACGTACACCTGTGCCGTTGCGGCCGGTATTTCGAAGTCAACGAGCAGTGACCAGAGATCCGCAGCCAGGTCCGCGGCAAAACTCGGGCCGGCGACGTGCTCGGCCGTTGCCAGATACATTTTGTTGTTGTCGAAAACACTGTCTTTGGCTGTGTAGCTCGTGCCGGTCTCCCAGACAGACGGGGTGTTGAACCCGAGCTGAATATCGGTCGCGAGCTGGTCGCGCGTGACGGAGCCGTTTTTGAGCTTCCCGTCCGTGCGGAACGAGGTTTTCAGAAAATCATTTACCGAGATAACCGAGGCGATGAGGTCATCGAGCTCGACGTCCATCTGCTGGCCCGGGAAACTGTTGTCCCCGAGTGCTTGGGCGAAGGCAGTAAAGCTGAAATCGCGAGAGGGGTCGGTAGGGTAAGACATGCTTGGCCGCCGAATTGATGTCTGATTTGTTGGACAATATCAGACAAGCAGCCAACATACAAGAAAAGGGCGGTGAAGGTCCTTTCCCAAAACCTTCACCGCCTAGTTGCCTCTTTCGAGGGAGGGAGGAAGCCTCTCAGCCTCAACATGGTCTTTGTAACGTTCTGTATGTCTATTGTCAATCAATAAATCATACAAAATTTATCGGCTTTTCAACCGGTAGCATCTGAATTGGCCCTGTGGGACCGGAATCCCGCTCGGCCTTGGCGATTGTTGTTCGTCGGCCGAGCTCGACCACAATCTGATTTACTCGGTCGATATCCGCGTTTCTCTCCTTGGCCAGGCAATACACGAGCTCAGTCCAGGACAGAAAGGCGAGGGGGGCTGTGTTCTGTTTGTCCTTGGGCTGCTCGCTCATAGCATCTTCTCCATTGCCTGATACCCGATGGCAATCAACGCGCAGATGATCGTGCCGCTCAGCGAAAAGAGGGCGATCATGTAGGCTCTGTCAGCCTTGGACTTAAATCTCGGATGAGCCATCGGTGGCCTCCTGCTTTTCCTCGGCCGCTTTGAGCTGCTTGACACGGTTGTCCAGCTCCCAGGCTAGATCGATGCTTTCTCCGCCACGGCGGCGGGGCAGAAGGCCGATGACAGTACACAGCGCGTCGTAGGCCTCGGCTTTAGGGCCTAGCTCCCCGATCTGCTTTCGGAGGCCTTTGATCTCTTGTGATGCGCGCTCCATCATCTGAATGGCTTCGGCATTTGTCATGCTGTCGGTCATTTCACGTTCCTTTTAGGTCAATCCATTTTGTCGGATGTCTGCTCTATAAATCATACAAAACAGACACGCAAGAGAAAAGGCAGGGAAGGGGACAAAATGTCTAGGGAAGGGAGTTAGCCAGGAGTCCGGAACAATCGGGAAGACCGAACCGGGAATTACCGGTTTGTCGGACGAACTGTCTGATTTCCTTTTCTGGGGTAAACAGCCCGGAAAGCGCTGGGCGCTGCGGCTCGCACCTGATTCCCTTCTCGGACGTGTAGGACAGAATGTCCGAATTGACTTTTTAGGCTAATTTTTTGTACGGGCGTCAGGCGCGGTTTCGGGGAGCCGGCGCGGACCATAGCCGGGGGGCGGGTCCGGGGTCGAGGCGCACCCCGTGCGCCCGGATAGCCCATTCTGTCCTATGACTTAAACCTTACTTAAGTGAAACCCTTTGCACTATCAATGAGTTAGGATAGGTATGCGCGCCCTATGTGCGCGCAACGCCCTATGAAAGCGGATCAACAGGCTCGGGCGTGACGTCGATTAGGTCGCTCTCTGCCTGGGTGCGCATACGTTTCAGCTCGTCGATGCGCGCTTGCAGGTCTGACAACGTCATAGGCTGGTCGCCCGGCAGCCTGTCGCCCTCGTCGACTAGACCCCTGATCTCTTTGAAAACGAGTTCAGCCGCTTTCAATCTGTCAGTATTCTTTGCGTCGCTGTCAGACAAAACGCTTATTACGACAGATTGTGCCAATCCGTGCGCCTCGTCCTTTAGCCACGTAGCTTGCCTAGTCCTTATCTGTTTAACGATCACTGCTGTATCTTCCAGCCTAGCCACCGCAGCATGTGGATTAGAATAACCTGCCTGTTTAGCAGCCTCCACAGGGTCTAAGCCCTTCCCTCTGTTCTCCACATAACGCTGTTCAGGCCTTGTCAGACTGCCGCTTTTGGTAGGCATTTAAGCCCCTTTCTTTCTATTGTTCATTCCCTTGCGGGCTAAGACACTTAGTCCCGCTCGTAACGCATTCTAAACCATTTGTCTGATTTGTCGATTGACACAATACAATCTGTATGAGACTTGTATGGCATTGCACTACATAAACAGGTGATGACATGCAAAACCCTTTTGTTCCCGATACTCTAAAAATGCGTAGAGCCCAGCGCCGGGCGATTGCTTCCGAATTGGTGGCGGTTGCCGCATTGCTAACCGCTTTCTTCGCTCTCTGGGTTGCGACGCCCTGAGCGGGTTGCTCGCTGTTTTTTCTTCTATTCTTTTGGTTTCTTCCCTGCTAGCCCTTTGCGCTCTATGTGCAGCGATAAGGGCAGCTCCACACCTACTAGGCCGATTAGGCCTCAAAGTCTGGCACATGCTGAATTGGCTCTAAGGTTCGCCCTTGGAGCCTTTTCTCTTTCTCGCCCCGTGTATGACGCAAAACGCGCCTTTGCTTGTTAGGGCGCGCGAAGCAAGCGCCCTAATGACCGTAGGGAACAATGGCGGGTTTGGCGCTAATCGCTTTCCCAAAACCTTTAAGACAATCAGTCCTTTAAACCGTAACGGAATTGGCGTCGCCAAATTCGCCAAACCGTTTTCCCTATACCCTTTAGGGTATTTACGGATTTGGCAGCTTGACACCACAGTATGAGATTTGTATGGTTTGACGACATTATAAATCATACACAGGACAAAACGTCTTATGGCGAGATTAGCTAAATCATATGCCGTTCTAGTGGACGCGTCGGACGTTGCACCTAGCAGGACGGAAGGCGGGCGAGTTCTTTATGACTACGCCCAAGGCCATTGCTTCGAGTTCTTCGGGGCTAAGATGTATGTGCGCGGCCTTAGCCTGGACAAATCGCGACAGGCTGACGTGACCTTTATCTGCCGGGGCTGTGGCAAGCACATAGAACGGCGGATCAACAGAGGCGCGTTTACGCCCGTGCTTCGCTGTGGTGAATGCAACAAAGCCCATTGGGCAACGATAGACGCCGAACGCGCCGAGAAAGCCGGGCAGGGCGGTTACAAGCACGGGCGAACCTACTTTGAGCCCAGCGACGAATTGCTAATCCAAATGTGCGGTTTCTTCGCCTGCACTCTCAAACCCATTTCACAGCTGCGAGCTAAGCGGCTCTTTTGCGAGCTTGACGAGCGTTTCAACCGCATCGAACCCGGGACGCTCTGGCCACGCCTAACAAGGCTGTGCAAAGCTGGCAAGTTATCGCAAGTACCTACCGGACTGAATGCGTCAGGGGGAACGGTTTATTCCCTTGTGCCAAATAACCCGGAGCGGTTGCAGCAGTGGAATGATGCACTTTGGGCCGCCTCAAAGCCGGTTCACCGGAAGCGGTTTAAGCTTAAAGCGCCGATAGAGCTGTTTTAGCCCCGCCAAATTCGCCAAACACCAAAACCGGTAACGGCGAATACGGCGACACTGCCAAGTAATTGCTAGCGGATTGCACGCAATCTGCCTAGGGGCTTGGACAGATTGTCGGATAAGTCGACAGACACTCAACACTCGGAAGGGGCTATTATGGCTTTTCCGCATACAGAGCTACTGAGCATTATTAATACTGCTACGGCGGAACGCCTTGCCGTGCAGGTTTCAGACCTTGAAAGCGTTGGGCTAGGGCCGGGCCGGACGGCGCGCTGTAACCGTGCCTTATCTATTTGGTTTGTCGACGAAAAGGCAGGCGAGAGCATAGGCCACGTTCGCCTCTATTGGGCGGATGTCTGGCCAGACTTTTCGGTTACCTTCACAGACAGTCAACGCGTCAAGGATTTGGTGCTGCAGGCTATCCCTGATCTGCGGCGACGCTTTCAGCATTAAAAGACATTTTGTCTGATTTGTATGTTGACAATATCATACACGTTAGACAATATGTCCTTGTAACGAGTTGATTGATTGTTTGGAGATACCACCGATGAAAATGCACAAGCACACAGAAAAGATGTTCCGCGCCTTTGTGAAGGACGGCAACACTGAAGCGGCCTTGCGTGTCTGGACTGGCGCTTATCGCGCTTCACTGTCGCAGCGCTCTGACGACTTTCTCCGGAGTCTGTTTGTCGATGTTATGGGCAAGACCTATTCGGAGTACCTAGCCGACGGGCGCTAATCGCGTTTTCGCATGCCTTGATTGTTTGATTTGCCGAAAGACACCATACAAATGATACACTCTGAACCCCTTAAAGTCCTTATCGCCTGTGAGTTTTCCGGGACCGTTCGCAACGCCTTTGCGCGGCTTGGTCATGACGCTTGGAGCTGCGATATCCTGCCGGACGAAACGCGCTCCAATAAGCATTTGCAGTGCGACGTCCGCGATATCCTTGATTGGGATTGGGATTTGTTAATGGTCGCGCACCCGCCGTGCACACGCCTTTGCAATAGCGGCGTTCGCTGGTTGTCGTCACCGCCCCCGGGAAAGACGCTTGATGAAATGTGGCGCGAGTTGGAGGAGGGCGCTGCCCTGTTCTCCGATCTCTGGAACGCCGACATTCCCCGCGTCGCTCTTGAAAATCCGGTCATGCACAAGCACGCAAAACAGCGCATTCGTAACTACGAACAGCCCGCGCAGTCTGTGCAGCCTTGGCAGTTTGCGACCGATGCGAACGGGCCAGATAACGAGAAGAAAAGAACCTGCCTTTGGCTGCGGGGTTTGCCGCCCCTAACGCCGACAGGGACGCTTGACGGCTCAACAGCGAAAGACCGCGTGCACAAAGCATCGCCCGGCCCGGACCGGTGGAAAGAGCGCTCAAGGTTCTTTCCGGGTATTGCGGCGGCCATGGCTGCGCAATGGGGCGGTTACGCCCTTGACCATATCGAAACGGCAGCGTGAGGAGTTGAGACAATGCACAGCGACGGCGACACCTTCGAATATGCCGGGCACTCTTTCTGCGTAGGCATTGAGCCGGACGATTGGACATGTGGCGCGCCATGGGAAGGGCAAGACCTGCTAGGTGACGTATCCGAGTGGACGCGCGATCCGAAAGCCCCCGGCCAAATGGTTTTGAATGGCGATAGCCGGTGGAATTCAAGGCAATTCTACGAATTCCAGTCGGCAGTTAAGAACGCACGTTCTGGGGGGCTATCAGGTTCCGACGCAGACAAGGCAGCCCGTGAGGAATTCGCTTATCTGCGCCGTTGGTGTCTGGGTGAATGGCACTACGCAGTTGTGACCGTGACGCTCTGCGATGATTACGGCGACCCCATAGAAGATTTGCAGGACAGCTGCGGAGGCGTTGAGTACGGCAACGTAACGCCCTCCTGCCAATGGGACATCGAACACATTCTGGACAGCCTCGCACAAGAGGTGCTTGCGAACCTTGAATGCAGGCTGAAGCGGGGCGCATGACCATGAAAATCGAAGTTTGGGTAACCGCCGAAGATACGGACTACGGCACAATTGCAAACGCCTTCGCCACTGAAGAGGCTGCGACGGCTTACCTCTGGGGGAAAGCCGAAGGCGAGGGCGCCGACACAATCGAAGATTTGAAAGAGCGCTACGACGGCGATGTTTACGAAGCGCTCCACGGCGAAACGGATGCAATGGATACGTTCAATATGGACGGGCAAATCATTGACATTCCCCTTAGCCAAATTTTCGCGGTCACGCTGGCCAGCTTGAAAAAGCGGATAAAGAGGTTCTTTTGATCATGCCTGAATATGTTCTCCCCGGCACGGGCGGCGCCGACTGGCGCGACCTTGACGCCTTCACCCAGGGTTATATTGAAGCCCTGTTCTTTACCGAAAATGATCCGTCTATCTGCCTTGACGAATGGACGCCCGGTCATGAGTTCGTTGACGGTTCCGTGCCGTGCGATGCGGGCTTTGAGGAGTTGGACCCGGACAGCCTGTCTAGGGCTATACGGGATTGCGCGAGCTTCCAGCTTATCAACCGCGTGGTGCTTGACGAGGCCTATGAAATGGAAGTCAACGCCGAGCTTTACAGCGAAGAACAAGCCGGGCGCGATTTCTGGTTTACCCGCAACGGGCACGGGGTCGGGTTTTGGGACCGGGGGCTTGATACCGTCGGCGACCTGCTGAGCGCTGCGGCAACCAATTGGCCGGGCGTCGACACCTTCACAATCGGAACCACAGAAGAGCCGCGCATTGCGCTCGGCTGATTGTATGATTTATTGATCGGAGTAATACAAAATGACCATGCAAACAAACATCAAACCTGTTGAGCTGATCGGTGCGCGGGTAGTGGATCACTACGGGAACGAGGGGTTTATTTTTGACGTTCGCGACGTCGACACGCCCGTTTCAGTGATCGGGGCCGGAGGCCTTGAACCAGTCCTGCACGAATATTCTGTGTGCTGGGAAAAGGGTAAGGGCTCTTACACAACGATGATAAGGGACCAAATCGCCCGGCCCATGCTGGAAAGGGGCGAGGCTCTGGATCCGGTCAGCAATCCTGCCGATCGGTCACAGCGCGTTGCCCATGCTCGGCAGTGTATGCAGGTAGAAACCCAGCGCCGCGAGGCTGAAAAGACCGCTCAGCAAAAACGCCTTGAAGAGTTCCGCGAGGAGTGTAAGCGCCGCGTCCCGTCATGGGCGAAGGCCGCCATTGTCGCGGAACTGATCGAAGATAAGAGCGACACCATGTCGGACTACTACGGCGGTTCGACACGCAAAACAGTCATTCTAGGGTTCTCCAAGCATACCCGCGACCTGTTCCCCGAAATGCGCAAGCATGCCCGGAACTACTCCGAAACTGCGCATCTGGCGGATGCGAGCGACACAGCAGAGCACCGCGAAAAGTACAGCATGGGCGGGGGCTTCTACCTGAAAGAGGGTTTCCGCTACTCGGACGGCTGGAAGGTAAGCAAACATTGTTTCTACGGCGACCGGGAACCATGGGAAAGCGTGCCGTTTGCCGAGGAATGGGCGGTTGAAGCCCCAGCGGCAAAGCCTATGCCGGTTTCGTCAGGCGTAGAGGGTGTGCGCATCGAAGAGCATACGCACACAAGAAAGGGCTTTCAGATGTTTATTTGCATCATGCCCGAACGAGTGGACCGCGCCGAATTCGACCGGCTGCGCGATGCGGCGAAGGCTCTGCGCGGCTGGTATTCCAGACCATGGGGTAAGACGCCCGGCGGGTTCGCCTTCAAATACCGCGACAACGCCAAAACCTTTGCGCGTGGCGAGGTATCAAATACCGGGGAAAGCGACACGCCCCCCGCGCGCAACAGCGCGCTTGTCGACCGGTTCCGCGACATGGCGAATAAGCTGCAAGTCGAGATAGACGGCAGGTTTGCAAGTAGGCGCACAAACACGCCTCGCCAGCAGCGACAGGCTGCAAGCGCTGCGAATGAGGGTTTGCACCTTGAACGTACACAAGCCGCGTTGCGCGCTCTGGCGGATGCGCACGAAGCGGGGGCGGTTCCGGAGGTGCTGGCCGGGCTGAGCTCAAAGAAAGATGTGCACGCCCTGTGCCGTGCCCGGATAGACAGCACAGGCGCTTATTATGACGCGGGCGTTGATACCGGGAACCCGGCAACCGATAACGAACAGACGCGCGCTCTTTGGGCTCTTATCCCCGGCACGGGCGCCCAGCGCCAACAAGCCGAAGAGCTGCGGCGAACCATCGACGCTCTGCGGCTTGCAAAGATACCAGGCTATTTCCCGACACCCGCCCCAATGGTCGCCCGGATGATCGAACACGCGCGGCTAGCACCGGGCCAATCAATCCTTGAGCCGTCTGCCGGTTCGGGCGCGATTGCTGACGGCGTGCGCGAGGTGGAACCGTCGGCAAAGCTGACGCTCTTCGAGATCTGGCAAAGTCTCAAAGACGTGTTGAGCCTGAAAGGGTATCGAGTCGCGGGGGGCGACTTCACAGAGGTAACGCCCGCGCCATTGCATGACCGCGTTCTTATGAACCCGCCTTTCGAGAAAGGCCAGGATATGGACCACGTGCGCCACGCCTTCAAGGCGCTGAAACCCGGCGGGCGATTGGTCGCGATTATGGGGCCGGGTTTCACCTTCCGGCAGGACCAAAAGTCAAACAGTTTCCGGGGCTGGTTCGACCACAACGGCGGCGAGATTGTCGAGCGCTTCGAGCCCGGGTCTTTCAAGGAAAGCGGAACCGATATCGCGACCGTGCTTGTCGTAATCGATAAGGAGCCGGGACAATGAAATATCTTCTCCTCTGGTCTGGCGACGTAAAGGGAATGCGCAAGGCTGAGATTTCAGCTGTCCGGGCTGATCTATCGGGCCACCTCGACGAAAAAGGCGAGATAGTCCGGCCCTGTCCTGAAGAGGTCCGCGCGGCCCTGCCGTATCGGTTCCGGCACGCATTCGGCAAGTCGACCGGCATGTTCTGGTTTCTCGAACACAAGCCGGACTACCCAGCAACCTTGACAGTGCGCGGCTATCGCGGCCGCGAGCTAGTCCGGCTTGTTCTTCAACCGCTCCGAGCCCAATCCTGAAAGGCCTTACCCATGCTTATGAAATTGCAGCGTACCAATGGCGACCCCGTTCTGATCAATCCCTTGGCTGTGACAACCGTCATCAAGGCGAGGGACCACGGCGGAACCGTTATCAACACCCTCGACTGCGAGAGCGGAATTTGGGTGAAAGAAACGCCCGTAGAGATCCATGAACAGCAACTGATAGCTGCTGAGCGGCTCGGCAAGCTCGCGGCCCTGCTCAAGGGCATGCATGCATGATTGAGCGCCTCAAGTCGGACCGCGTCGTAACCCTTAAAGACGCAACGAGCCAAATGAAGCCCGTTGTTTTCAAAACCCAGATTTACCGTTTGCAAGGGCGGCAATTCGACGGGCCAGGCAATGGCCATGTCGACGTGTCGCTGCCTGACATCGAAACAGCAGGAGACCCCAAAACATGAGCGACCCGAAATTTATTGAAGTAGCTGACGACAGGCTAGGGCTTTGCCACTACGTCAACGTTGCAGACATTGTCAGCGTATCGCCGCGCGGTGGTGGGCGCCTGACAGTGATCAATGTCAGAGGGCAGCAAGAATTCCCGTTCTTTGTTGTCGAAAGCCCCGAACAGGTGATGGAGAAAATCAATGCCGCGCTTGAACCAGAGGAGCCGCGGACATGAGCTATTCGCAGGAAATATATGACGCGGCGCGCAGCCGCATAAGTGGAGGCGACACGCATTCGGCTATTGAAAATGCCGTTCGTGAAGCGTTTAGCGGGGCGGATCACATGATCAACTGCGTCGCACAAGAGTACATAGCAGCAGCCTATGAACAGCAGCGGCCCTCCACTCTTTTGAAACCCCAACTTACCGTAGACGGGAATGAGTGGTGCGCGCTATACGGAGGCAACCTGCAAGAGGGTGTTGCGGGGTTTGGGGTGACACCTGCAGCAGCGATGGATGATTTTGACAAGAATTTCCGAACGCAAACCGCAACCCCTAGAGAGCCTTTCACTGCCTTGCCGGACAGCGGGGGCACGGATAAGTTGGACGAATGAAACGCCTAGCCGTCCTATTCCTGATCCTGTTGAGCACCCCGGCCTTGGCTGGGGGCTTTTCGTTTGAAAGCCGCGTCGCCTACATCGAGGACGGCGACACGTTCCGGTTAATGGTGCCCCGGGTAAACATCCGCCTGTGTGGCGTCGACACGCCCCGGAAGAATTCAGTAGCGGGCCAGGCTGCAACGCGAGCTCTACGCAGTCTGATCGAAGGCAGGACGGTTTCCTGCCTGGCTGTCGGGGACGGAACGCCCTGCGACGGCAGGTCGCCCAAGAAGTCCTATAACCGGTTCGTTGCGCAGTGCTTTGTCGATGGGCGCGACCTGGCCGAGCTTCTAGCCGGCAAGGGCGTGGCGTGCGACTGGCCGAAATACTCTGGCGGGTACTACGGCAAATGGGCGAAGTGCGCGCGATGACACAGAGCGCTATCCACGTCACGACGCTGGGCGAGTTCAAGACTGCGGGTTACCGGCTCTTTGCAAATTGTGAAACGCCATGGTGCGCGAAGGGCGCGGCCCTCGACCTTGACCAGTTGATCGAGCGGTACGGGGCTGACTACGTGGTGACGAACGATACCCGAATCGCCGCGGCCGTCCGCTGCAGCTTTTGCGGCCGGCGAGGGGGCAAACTCACGGTGCAGCCTCGATGATCTTAAAAACGACCCGGATAAACACTCAATGCGCGCGCAAAAACGCGCCCAAAATTGTATGATTTGCGTTTAGGTTGGGGCGTCATACATTAATAAAATCAAATGCTTAGCGCGCCCAAAAAGGTTTTCCATGCTTAATCGTTCGTTAAGCGCTGGAGCCGACAATGATCAAACAGGAGTTGTGAGCGGAAGTATCCGCGATATTCGTTTGGTAGTGTAGAGTGCGTAACCTTCTGAAAAAAATAAATAATTTTTGGGAGTTCTGTGCGGCTCGTGTCGACGGAATGATTCACCCCTCGGCTGCGGTCGAGAATTTTTCGGCACCGTTGCATCGTTCGTTTCTGACAAGCTGTTTCTTGAGCGGGTCTGCGGCCCTGTTCATTCTGCCGTTGCACCTTGCCCTTGCCGGCGCACCTCATGTCGCATCGATCCTGGTTCTGGCATGGATGCTGAGCCAATGGCCCATTGCGCACTACCTGTCGCGCTCCGGTGATCTGGACAAGGCGATCGCCGCGTCGTCGGGTCTGTTTGCCTTCTTTGTCGCCACCATCTGCATGATGACCGGCGGGGACAGTTCGTTTGCGCTGCTTTGGCTTCTTGTTCCTCCGATTGAGGCGGCATTCGCGTCAAGCAGAAGGGTCACAATCGGTATTGCTGCATTGTGCTGCGGCCTGTTCGGGATCGTTTCGATTTTCACCAGCCATGTGCCGCAACTCATGGTCCTTTCTCCGGAAACACGTCTGATCGCGACCGCTGCGGCCCTGGTCTATACAGGTATGCTGGCGGTCAGGATATCGCTCGACCGCAAGCGCGCGCGCGCAGCAGTTGCGGCTTCAGAGACGCTTCGACGTCGTGTTTGCGACAACATTTCCGAGATTTTCTGTGAAATCGCTCAGGATGGCCGTGTGTCGGTCATCGGAGGCCCGGCTCGGAAAGTGCTGGGTTTTGTGCCGTCGAAAACCGAAGCTGATTGGCTGTTCCATCGGCTTCACGTTGCTGATCGGCCCAGCTTCCTGAGCAGGCTTGCCGACGCCAAGGAAGGTCATGAAGCTTCCCTGTTCCAGGTTCGGTTCCGTATCGGAGACAATCGGCCGGGCGACAACGGTCAAGCGGTCTATCGAGGCTTCGAACTGATGATGAAGCCTGCAGGTCAACAGGACAGCTGTGATGGTAGCGGAATGGTTGTCCTCACCCTTCGCGACGTGGAAGCGGACAAAACGCTGCTAGCCGATCCGGAGATCGGGACCGAAAAGGGGCGCCGTGGCAACATTCGCTGGAACATCATCGAGGAAGCCGGTGCATCGGTACAGGCACAAATGTCCGAAATAGTTGATCTTGCCACGATGGTGGAAACCAGGGGCAAGTCCTTGTCAGAGGGCAGTCTGCATCAGACTGCGCAGCGTATCAGGTCTGCCGGAAACCGCAGTTCGGAGTCCTTGAGTGCAATTCTTGACCTTGTACCGGGAGAGGCGGCACGAGCGGCAACGGATCTCTGTAATGTCGATGTCGCCGACTGTCTCAGGCACAGCAGCCACCTCATCTATCCGATTGCCGAACGGCTGAGGGTCGGGATTGAGATAAATGCAGATCCGGACCTTCCCAACGCGCTTGTCGACCGGAAGAGATTTCGCCAGGCTCTTCACCTGATACTCTCTGAAATGGTGGAGACAACGGGCGCCGGTGGAAGTGTCAAGGTTACAGTCAATCCGGTCGAGAGCGGACTGGAATTGATATTGACAGCGGTCAACCGTCAATCGAGCACCAACTGGAGTTCGGAAGGATCGCAAGGCGTGCTCGAACAGGCGTCGGATCTGCTTGCGCAATCAGGTTCTGTTCTCGATTTCCGGTCAGCGCTTGGCCAAGGCGAGAGCGTCGTTGTGGCAATACCCGTACGCTTCGAAAGAAACGTGCGTGGTACTACGGTCGGCGCCGCAACGACGGCTCGACAGCTGGCGCGAACGGCATAG